GCATGATTCACTCCTTAAAACGGTACATCCTCGTCAATGGCTGCGAACTCATCCGCTATGCTCGTCTGCTCATCAGGCGGTGTGGTGAGTTCCTTATATGCTCTTTTCAAATCTTCAAGTGGAGAATCGTTAGTTACATGATGGTCATTCTCTATCTCACTCATCGTCATCTTGTGTTCACGAGCATACTTAACGATCAACTGACGATACTTCTTCCTCTCCAACGCATCGGCATCATCTGAATCGGTGCTCGGCTTGGAATTACTCGTGCTCTTTGGCTTTGAATATGTCCGTTTCGGTTCATCGCCCTGGTTCTTTATTGCGTTTGCCACTTCTTCGGCACTTGCCATGCTATCATCTACACCGATGCCGAGCATACCGAGAGCACGTCCAACCGCACTCGTTTCGCAGTTCTCTACATATGATGTTTTATTGATAAACGAACTTGATTCTTTCTCCTGTGCTGTTCCTGAAGCGAGCAGATGGTCATTCTCGTCATAAATCTGAGCCTTTATTGTGACCACTCCGTTTTCCATTGACAGCACCTTGGTATCTATCGCCCCATTCGGACAGATTGATCTGAACGCTTTGATACGTTCCTGTACCATTACATATCCTTTGCCCTTTACATCTACGGTAGGCAAACCATCATTTGCTTTCTTTATGTTATCTGCTGTTAGCATCATCAACGCTCCTTCCAATATTCAGGTTCTTCGCTTGGGTCTCCGACTTCCTCATCATCGTACTCAAGCTTGCTCTCACAAATTTTCAAAAGCTGATTCAGATCGTCTATTTCATAAGCCATATCATCGACCTCGTAGAACTCGCCCTCTTCATCCGTTTTCATGCAGTTCTCTTCAAGGTATTCAACAACACAGTCTATGCAGACAGGCTTACCGTCTATCTCATAGTAGGTATCGCCTTGGTAAATCCTCTTACCGCACTGTTCGCAATACATATCCTCACTCCTCTCCATCTATCATGGATGCCATGTGGCGAAGAAGACGAGATTCCATCTTACACTGAGCTTCTTCCTTAGTCATATCTTCATACCTTTCCTTAGCCTTTTTCGCAGACTCCACGATGTAGTTGTCAATATCTTCTTCGCTCTGTGCTCCTGTCAGAACGTGTGACTTACGGTCAAAGAACAATTCGTCCATCATACTGTCTACCGCACCGTGAAAACCATCTATGAGTAGCTTGTCCTGTTCATCCTTGCTTGATGAATCCCATTTTTCTTTCAATTCTGCTATTGTTGACATTTTTCATCCTTTCTGTTAAAATTCACTTGGTTTCTTAGAGCAGTCCTACTTGTTAGGCTGTTCTTTTTTTAAGAAATATCTTGAATACGTTTTTTTGTTGTACTTTTCAGGAACGCTCTCGATGTTATATCCCATCTTCTTTGCATCACTTACTCTCGCTGCGAGCCTTGTAATTCCAAACTCGAAGAAAGCGTCCATTGATGTGATTCCGTTATGCGTTTCCATATACGCAATGATCTGTTCTACTTGTGTCATTTTTTCACCCACCAAACACGATGATGAACATACTTGCGAAGAGCCACATGATTCCACCTACTGCGGTAGCAACTGTGATCGCACCGATGCTCCATAGCGTGTTCTTAATCCTTTCTTTTTTCATCTAAAATAACCCCCAAAAATTCTTCTACTTTTCTCGGAAAGAACTGATAGCTGTAACTCTTTTCGCATTTAACCGCAGTGCCGAATGGATAGCATCCTTGCTCCAAACCTCTTCTCACTGTTTGCGGATTGACTTTGAGTGCTTTTGCTACTCTTTCCATATCTTCTTGTTTAGCCATAAGTTTCCTCTTACGTAACTTTTTGTTCAGAAAAAAAGACTCTCTCAGGGTTCTCGATCTCGTAATGCTTCATCATATATTCGATTGCTGTGCTCGGCATAACTCCTTTTGAAAGCCAATTCTGTAGCGTTCTTGAGGTAACTCCGAGTTCCTTTGCAAGCTGTTCTTTAGTCTTTCCGTTACGGACGAGAACTACCTTCACCTCTGTCGCATTTACCGTTTTTATCACCCCCTTGTTTCTTATTACGTAACCATAATAGCACCATGATAGTTGTGTGTCAAGAAACTTTTGAAAGAAATTTCAAAAAATATTTCCATTCTGTGAAACATTGTGATATACTCAATTTGGGTGGGAGAAAGGTTTACATTATGAATATTGGAGAAAGAATAAAGGATAGAAGAACCGAACTTCGTCTCACCCTTGATGATGTAGCGAAAACAGCAGGAGTTGGCAAGGCTACTATTTGCAGATACGAAAAAGGTGAGATAGTTAATATTCCATCTGATCGCATCGAGCGGATAGCAAAAGCATTGAAATGTACTCCTGCATTTTTGATGGGGTGGGAAGAATATCCTACAGACACAACTAAATTAATGGCACTTTATGACAGACTGAATGACGAAGGTAAGAAAAGACTGCTTGAATATGCTGATGATCTTGTTCAGTCAAAAAAATATACCGAACATGATATATCTGAGGTGGTATAGATGAAAAGACCAAATAATTCAGGCGGTGTAAGAAAACTAAGCGGAAGAAGAAGACACCCATACCAAGCTGTTATATCTGACGGTCATGTGATACGGAACAACAAGGTTGTTGTGCATCAGGTATCGCTTGGCTGCTATGCCACCAGAAGAGAAGCTCTTGAAGCCTTAGCTGAATGGCAAGTAGGAAAGTCTAATGTCAGCTTGCGTAATATGACGGTTGATGATGTGTGGAACGCTATCTATCCGAACTTAAAGGAAAGCATGAAACCCATCTTCTCGCCCCTATATAAGAAGTATGCCTTATTGCATAAAAAAAGGCTCGTAGACGTGAAAACAAGCACCATTGAACAAATACCCTTACCACCCCTCTCTCGCAGCGCACACGAGAAAATAAGAGCCTTGTGGCATAGGATATTTGAGTACGGTATAGCTAACGATATTATAAGTAAAGATTATTCTGTCTATATCAAGTTCAATGATACTATTCCTAAGAAGAGAAAGGAAGTCTACTCCGAGGACGATATAAAGATTTTCCTCGACATTCCGATTTTCAGATTCCTATTATATACAGGAATGAGAATCAATGAATTATTGTCTATGAAGACATCCCAAGTTTATGAAGAGAATGGGATTCTGTGTTTTCACATAGAGAAATCAAAAACACAATCGGGAATCAGAGTGATACCTGTTCACTCCGAACTCACCGTAGACTTGTCCAAGGAATATGTGATCGAACCGCATGTGTCCTATTGGGTGGTAAGAAATCAGTTCGCAACGATTTGCCAAGAGCATCATATCGAGAATCATGTGATACATGACTTCCGAAGAACATTCGCTTCTTATGCCAAGTCAGGCGGTGCTGATGACTATTACATCAAAAGACTTATGGGACATATCAGTGATGATATTACCAAGGACATATACACTCAAGCGTTTGTTTCTGACTTGAAAGACGCTATTGAGAAGATACATTATTTGTAACACACTTTGTAACACACCTACCGATATTTTAGGATTTTTGAGAGTGTCCATGAATAGTCGGATGTGTTGCAATCACTTGCTTGCATTGATTTTGCAAGGTTGAAAATTTGATAATTTCTGTTAGGGGAGCAATGTTTGATAACGAAATTCCAACGGTTACAGCCTTATTTGTAACACACTTGTAACACACTTGACAGTTATTTTTGATCTAAGATATAATCTATTTGTCCACACAGTAATCCTTTCGTTTATTTTAGTTCATACGTTCCAACAAAAAAGAGACCTTAATGGTCTCTTTTTGTTTTGCTTTTTTAGTTGCCATTTATTACAAACTGCTTGTCAATAATATTCCAACTTCCATCATAATAGTTAATATATACTTGAGAAAAGTTAGTTCTTGTTCCTGAGTTATAAGCTGTTAAGACAGTATTGAAGTCTATTGATGGTGGGTATTGTCCCTCGGCAGGAACATAACGGTCTAAATACAGATATAATTTGCTCGCATAATTATCTTCATATATCATCATCACGTTTTGTCCCGATTCAATAGCGGTAACAATATCATCAAGGTCTTCTTCAATGGTCACGGTACTATAATCTCCTGACGCATGTACATAATAATTGCCACCGCCTTCTGCGATGCCATCTTCCATGTGATTGAGCTTTTGTGACGTAATAAGCTCTCCTGTTTCCCAATTTTGCTTTACATAAGCCATTTTTACTCACTTCTCCTTTTCCCGTCCTCTGTAAGCCAGTAATTGCAACGGTTACAGGCTTCGAAGCTCTGATTTGCGTTCTAAGCGATTTTATTTCACTTTTTGATATATATATCGACTACTTTAAGCGGATAATTGTGTCAATTACTTTCTTATCGTACTTTTCTCTCCGTTTTGGCATTGAGGTCTGTTTCAAATCCCATGGACTTACAGAATACCATTTTGGTCTGCCATTTTTATCCCATCCTGCGAAGACTTGTGTATGCGGTGGATTGTGATAACCGCATATATCTCCTTTTTTGAGGTTGGCAAACTTTGGAGACTTGTGTGGGTGTCTTATTGTCGCTATCTTCTCAAGCTGTTTCAGTGTTAAACCTTTTCTGCAAATTATCTTGTTATCATTACAGTAGAATACCTGACCTGGTTTCAAGAACTTTGCTCTTTGAAGTGCATAGCATACATAGGTTGCACAGTTGGAACATTTCTTTTTCTTTGCTCCTGCCCATGTGAGTGCATTGCCTGACCCTTTGTATTTGAACTTTAATTTCTTCATGTCTCTGAAAGTGATTTGGAGAGACTTTCTGAAACGGTATGAAGCTGAATGGAAATGATACTCTACTCCGATGAACTTACAGATTCCTTTTGCAAGTGCTCTTCCGTATTTCTTGTATCTTTTCAGATTTGTGAGGTCATCTTTTATTGCCCCTGTTTCAAAGATCACAGAAGTCATCTTTGTCGCATTGAGTTCATACAAGTCGGTTCTTCTAAAAGCACCTTTCCATTTCATGCCCATTGACTTGGCAACCGACTTGCCGATAGTGGTAGCCATCTTCTTGCCTTTGGCTGATAAATAAAGCGGAGCAACTCCTGGTGTCGCTTTTGAATAGTCACAATGGACACTCATGTAGTATTTGCACTTGGCTTTGTTTGCTTGTGCAACACAAGCTTTCATGTTTTTGTTGTTATTCTTGTCTGCATCGGTCATGATTCTGATTCCGTTCCTGCGGAGAATCTTGACAGCATATTTCACGATAGGTAGCATGAGTCCTGCTTCGGTGTATTTGCCATATGCACATCCGCTATCCCATTTACCGTTTAGCTGAGTGCCATGACCAACTGCAAGATAGAATACGTCCTTGTCTTTATTCCAACTCATCGTCTTCGTCCTCGTCTTCCTCGTCTTCTTCAATGAAATCAGCGTCCTTGTAATCTTTGTATTCTACAAGAACACATTTCAAGGCTGTAACGATTCCTGCAAGAGCAACTACGGAGCACATTACTTTCCAATCTACTTGCTGAATCATTGTGCTTGTGCCGATTACTCCGAGTGCTGCTTCTGCCATTGTGTAGATTACTACTTTGGCTGTTTCTTTAAGAAAGTCTTTCATGTTGGTTTATCCCCCTTTTATGCGAGTTTAATAGTTAAAACACCGTTGCTGTAAGTGCTTGTAAACGAACTTCTCCTTTACAGTCTTTTGTTGTTTTTGAGACGTTCATATTCTTCTTTTATATATGAATTGCCACCTAAACCGCCATCTTCGGGTTTATTGGTGTAATGATCGTAGCGTTCCTTGATTCTCAGTTTTTCGACTTGTGTGAGTTCATGCCTATCTGCCCTCGCAAATTCGAGTACAAGGAAGTCCATCGTTTGTTGCTTGTCCATCTGCTTTGTCATGGTTTCTATCCACAACTTGATCTTTGCATAGATGAATCCAAGCGATATGATGATTGACACTATTGTTGCAAGTAATTGTTCAAAGTTGGTAATTGTAAGTTCTTTCATTGCTGTCTCCTCTTTATTAGTTATCCAATATATTCAACGGTGCTTTGATGGCATAAGCATAAGCATAATAGTCACCGTCTATTGTGTAATTATGTGTAGAATTGTATCTACCTCGGTATGTGACTTTGCCAGTTGCACTTGCTATCGAATAAGGATATACACCAGTCAAGTTTGTCATTGTTACTTGCCCTATTCTTTGTAATTCCCCATTTTCGTCTATGTAGAAGCAATAAGCCGTTGATGAATTTGTATATATATTTCTATACGTTGTCCCACTATTTTGGAAGCCAACTGTTACAAGTGAACCGAGCAAATAACCGTTTCTCGCCCCATTAAGGTCTAATGTACAGATCAACATACAAGGCAGATAATTTTCGGGGTCTATTGCTTTTGCAGGAATAATCAAATCATTACTAAACGTAATAGTTGATGCCGTTGTAGATGTTGTTGAGTATGTCCCAAGATGTGCTTCTGCAATCAATTCCCAGTCTGAAACACCTTGAGTTAGCATATTGAAAATCATTATCTCTCACCACCTTACATAATCAGTACATTAACGGTTATTGCTGTTGTCGGAGCAGTGGTACAAGTGAAAGTCAAACTGTTTGCTCCTTGTGCTGTACATGTGATTCCTGCACTTGTATAGTCTGCCATGCTTGCAGGAGCAGGTGAAATCACTACATTATTACTTGCCGTTACACCTGTTGCCGTTACTGTCTGAGTATTATTAGACCATCCTGCCACCGTGAGTGTGACCGTTATTGCGGATGACCGTGAATCAACATATCCTTTAGTGGCTACATCCATATTCTGTGTCGGATTAGCACCTACTGTGAGTTTTCCTGCAAGTGTCTCATTCCCATTCCAATCAAGTGTCCTTGCATTGGAACGTGCATTATAAGCACCATTACCAACAATTTCTACATAATTCCCTCTCTCATCTGCAGCAGCGGTAGAAGCGTCTGCTATATTATACTCACCAAATACATGTTGAGCTAAATGATTTGCTATTGTTTCATCTCCTTCTGCATGGGAATCCAAACCAGAAGCTGCCGTGTATGCACCTTCAGCATGAGAATCACTTCCACTTGCTATAGTGTGATATCCCTCTGCATGGTCTCCATTACCACTGGCGACTGTATATGAACCCTCGGAATGAGCATACTGACCACTTGCAGTTGTACCACCACCCTCTGCATGAGCACCATAAGCCGAAGCTGTTGTGCCACCGCCCTCAGAATGAGCGTTTTCTGCTGTAGCGTAAGTGGTAGAACCTTCTGCATGAGCATAATCACCCGATGCTTCCGTACTGTTATTTTCAGCGTGTGATGCTCTACCACTTGCAGTAGTTCCACTACCCTCTGAGTGAGCATACTGACCATTTGCAGTAGTTCCGTTGCCCTCAGCATGAGAATAATCATTCGATGCCGTTACACCTGATCCATGTGCGAATGAACCTGCACCGCTTGCTATTGAACCACCACCACCTGCAAATGAGAAGTTCCCGCTTGCTTTTGTTCCTGCACCTGTGGCGATTGCACTGTTGCCCATTGTATAACTCGAACTTTCTGGAGTAGTATTAATGCCTCTGACTGAGCCTGGCGTAGAACCGTCTACAAGATTGCTCAAGTTACTAATCAAGTCTTCCATGTTAAGGAATGAATAACTGATATTTGTGCCATCTGTGAGTGCGAGTACAAGTACAGGTTTCCCATCAAGATTAGGATTTATTGAACCAGGATATGTCGACGCACTCCATGTAAATGGATTCGAGAATGTTGTTTCATTAAGATCAAGGAACTGGTCGGCAGGTATTTGAGCGATTCTCTCTTCGAGATATTGATGCAATATGCTCGCTGCCCATGCTCTGTCATCGGCATCTGTTCCGCTTTGCAACTGAGCCTTTGTGCCTGTAGGTGTATCTATGGTCATGATGTCGCCATCTCTTGATACATCCGTTGCTCCTGACCCTGTAACACTTACATAGTCCTCTGTGCCATCACCTCTTTCGAGTATGATGTTTACAAGAGCACCTAAAACAGATTCATCGGTAAGTGCTTCGTCTGTTAATGAGGAACTCTCGCCAAGAGCAAGGGTATAGTCAACATTCGGCTTGTTTTGAATGTATGAATCGTTCTCAGGGTCGCTTTCTTCCCAATTGGCTTGCTGATTGACCTCTGCTCCCTTTTCTATTGTGTTTAGTTTATCCGTTATATCGGACACCTGATTGTTTAGTCTTTCAATCGCTTCTTCGCAATCAGGACTACATTCAGGTGTTGTTAAAGGTTTATTCCCACAAGGTAAAATAATTGGCATTGTTTCTCCCCCTTATGCTGTGCGTTTCCAATAGAATTTGTCGCAAGAAGCATCAAGCATCTGAGCTTCCGAGAACATGACGTTAATATCGAGTTCCCATGTATTGCCCTTGTATTCTCCACCTTTATGAAGAGTGTCTACTTTGGTCACAACTACTCTGTTGTTATCGCTTGTAAATGCGAACATTCCAACGCAGTTATCTCCATCGGAAAATCCTAATGGGTGTGTATTGTAAATTGCCGACAATCCGAGTGACGAGAACGGAATCGTACATATCGTTTTGGTATCGTCATCGTCCATGAAGATTTTACTGTTCCAATTCAACCTTATCTGTACTGACTTCCCCTTCCGTACAATTGCACTTGACTGCGAAGAAGTGTTTGTGCTGTTCCAAGATACACCTTGATTTGTAAGGGTTGTGTTCGCAAACTCTTTGCTTACTCTTGTCCAACTTCCAGGAGCAGACGGTCGGTTGTTTGTGCTCGTAATCAGTACATCACCAATGGACGGATTGTCCATCTTACGGTTTACTTGCTCTACCGTTGCATACATGGACATATCAATGGTTGTTTCTCCTACTGATTCCCATTGACCGTCTATATACATCCATAGTACCGAACTATCGCCATTCTGTACGAGATACAAGGTGTTTGGTTCGCCAACCGTAGGAAGTGCATCGACTTTAACGGTTCTCAATCCACTGAGGTTATCAATTCTTTCGTTGATCTCAATGATGTCACCATTGATATTAGTGATGCTTGTTGAATGGTCTTCAAGAGTATCTTGCACTCCGTCACAGCAATCTTCTAACGTATCAAGCCTATCGTCTGTGACATCTGCTCTGTCTTCAAGGTCTTTTACACGATCTTTGAGGTCATCGCAGTCACAATTTACATCAGGTAGTTTTAGCTCTGTTTCTCCGCACATAGCAGGTTTCATTATTTATCCCCCTTTAGCATGTCGCTTACGCAAGCAGCACAGTCGGTTATTTCCATACCGAGGAAGTCTGTTACTGCCTTATTGAACTCCCTGTTTATGTCATAATATATGTCCAGTAAGTCAAGGTCATTGTCGCTTGCTTGATACGTTTCAAACGCTGTCATACTTGCGATTCCAAGGTGTTTTATAAGACACCAAGCGTCTTTATTGCCATCGTCAAACATGGAAAACAGCTTACGCATCATCCTTCTTCTGATAGTGGCTATATCATTTATCTCTGAACGGTAATGCTCCATTTTATCCATATGTTTGTTTCTGATCTCATCGTCTTCGACCTTGATTAGTCCGTTTTCAAGTTCTGCTCTGTACTTACAGTAAAGCGTCTGATAATGTATTTCGGTAGCACCAAGCTGAACGATGCTCCTTAACATATCTTCTGCCATCCCTGTCTCACTGTCCTTGTTTTTCATACTCTTTTCTCCTTTTTCTGATACGAGCAACCTCTTTTAATCGAGCGTTGACTATATCTTTCCTTGCCTTATCTATTATGTCGCTCCTAAGCTTTAATTCGGCTATTACAGCTACATAATCGGCAGGATGTTCTTCTACATGCCGATGTAAATTCTCGGCTCTTTCTGTCATTTCTGTTAATGTCATAACTTTCCCCATAAAAGGTGGCAGTCAGGAGAGTAAAAGTGATCGAAAACCTCAACCGCCACCCCTTTTATATAACAACCGCTAATGCGGATGCTAACGATTAACTGTTGAATAGTCGAGATATGGAATCCAAGTGACTCTGCATGGAGTCGGTGATGATATTCTTACAAGCTTATTCCCTGGTTCGAGTATCTTCTTGACATCATCTATATCATTGGATGCCCATTTCAGACAGCAAACATCAAGTATGTCATAGAAGTCCATGTACTCTTCATCAATGCCGAATGAGGTAGTTGGGAAATAACCTGTACCGTCCACCCACTCATTTTGTTGCTCCATGAGGTAATCGGTAATGTCCACAAGGTCAGGATGCGTAGTATTGCCATCTTCGACTTCTGCATCACCGATTTCAAAAGTGAATTGGTAAGGGTCTATACTCGCTCCGTTTGAATCTACATAAAGCTTGAACTGAAACCTTGTGTAGTATTCAAGGTTAGGCAATATGCTTATATGGCACTCGAACTTCTTATCGTTCCCCGATACCTCGTCATAATAAGGTATTCCATATATAGCGTTGTTGCCTGTCCTTCGCTGAGTAAGAGACCTCTTCCAATTCTCTCTGTTCTCAACCGTTCTTTCGGCTATTCGTCTTAATGCTTGTCCGTATGTTATCATTAGATTCCGTTACTCGTTTCTCTCTCTACTTTGAGATACTTGACTAATGTCAACGTGTTTGTTTCTTTACCATTTGCTTCTATATCCCAAGTCATGCCCTCGATATAGAAGTAATTATCCATCTGTAATATCTTCTTCCAATAATTGGAACATGCTTCGATATTCCATATGGAGTTATCATACAAAACCCTTATTTTATCACCGACATTGACTTCGGGTGGCATTTCCTCAACCGTTACTTCAAAGCGGTAATTACGTCTTGCTTCTTTCAGCTTACGGACTCCTGCGTTATATACCATCCTCGCTGCCTGAATCCTCTTTCTGTCGGTGATTTTCTTGCTTTCGGTATTGAACGCACCTAAGTCATTAAATGCGAATGTACCTTCGATCAGAATACCGCTTTCAAGTGCCACGCTTTCGGTGTCAATGATCGCATATTCCATCTCGTTATTTGGAGCAAGCTTTGGGTATTGGCTTATATACTGCGAGTAGTTTCTTTCATTGTTTACATTTGCATGAAGTATGACTACAGGGAATTTATCGTCTTGAATACGCTCTGTAATAAGACCTTTCTTTAGCAATTCCTCATCGTTATATGCTTCACGCAAGGTCAATGTACTCATGCCACCATCCGATTTCTCAGAATATACAGTAGCAACATTGATTACATTCTCATAATCAGGAGTTACTTCGGGTTCGGTAATCATTCTTCTGTTTGTCTTGCCACTTGGCTTGACCGATATGGTATAAGGCATCTTCTTACCGAACTTGCCAATTTCGATGACCTTTTCACCTGTGAATCCCACTCTCCAAAACAGGTCAGGAGTTATTTCCATTGTCTGTGTAAGTGCTTCAAGCTTGTTCTGACGAGAGTAGACGTAATCTATCGTCCTATCGCCTGAACCGTCCTGCCAATCCAATTGCCAACCTGGGTATGCCATATTCATGTCATTGTAGATGTCTCTTAGTTCATCTACTACCGCAGGTTCGAGTGACGGATAGTTCTCTTCATCTGTGACTTGGACATCTATCGTAAGGTCTGTATGCCCTGTTATCGTTTCAAATGTAACTGTGTAAGAGCCTACTCGTGCTTGTACATTGGAACTTCTGACAACTACTTTGATGGTATCTTTCGGATGTCTGTAAACCCATGCTTTCGCTTTTGCGTATCTTATAAGGTCATCGTTATCAAGGTCATCTGCAAGCGATATGTCTATTGAAAACCTGCGAGCTTCAATCTTCTCTTTATCGGTTTTATTAGACTTGTATCTAAGTCCACCTCTTTGGATGTTCGGCTGCACAGTACATTCAACCGTTACAGTAGTACCTTTAGCAGTGCTGAATGAAACGTCATAAGTTTCTTCTTTCGGCTTGAGTGCTGATCTATCGACCTTTGTGATAGGCACTGTATTTCCGTTCTGTAAATTCCATGCTTGAGCATAGGCTTTTTTAATCAGTACGGAATCTGATACTTTCTGCTTTACTTGCTTGGCGGTAAGAGAAAAGTCACAAGCTGTGATACCCTCTTGGTTTCCTACATTCTTCCTGACCTTATCGCCCTTAAAGACCACGTTGATATTGCCATCAGACACAGCATGGTTTACGGAAATCTGTCTGTACTCCCACTCAGAAACGATGTGAGAAAGTGGTAATTCAATCGTTTCATCGGTTTTATTGAGGGTGTAATTGTTTTTTACATGCCCCCAAAAAACTTTGCCATTAACGTAGATTTTTACGTCTTCTCTGCCATCAAAGTATTTTGCATAAGTGGCAGGCAAGGTAAGAGTACACTCAGGAACGGTCATGACCTCGTTCGACCACGAAATCCCACCAAGTGTAGTCTTACCTCTTTTTTTCAGTTTTCCCTGCTTATAGATTTCAAAATACATTAGCACTCAATACCATTTCTATTAAGTCTGATTCCCATGAATCCTCTTGGCGAGTATCTTCCACCCTCGGACAGATTAGCCATGTTATTGACCATTCTTGCCTGTACATACAGCCATCCTGATGGAACGGTGTGCGTAGGACTTGTATGACCATGCTGACCAAGTGCTGCTTCTCCCTCACCGAATGTGGTCAAGTTGATCTGATATGCACCGCCACCTGTAGGTCCTGCTATTCCTGCGTATAACTGTCTGATTTGTGGGTATTGTGAAAGCTTGATTCTGATTTCAAACAGAAGTTCTCCACCGCCTTCATATGCTCCTGTATTGCCCCACTGTACGTTCTTGGTCCTGTTTTGTCTGTAAACAGGGTCGGATGCGTCTGTATCAAAGCTGTAACAATATCCTCTATCTGTAAAGTTACTTTCATGATAGAAATCCAAGCTTCCTTGAACTCTTACAAGACCACCTGCGATATACAGAAGAGAAATATCTGATTCTCTCTCTCCGCTACCTTCTTTTAAGAACGATATGCCTTGTCCTGCAACTACATAACTTCCATCGGATGGTTCTTCTCCGATAGCAAAGGCGATACCGTTTACAAGGTTCTGTATCTCACAATCATGTTTTTCTACCTTAGTCCATAATCCGCACATTGAACAAATCATAGCCTTGAGTACGTTCCACAGATTATGTACAAGGTCTTTTGTATATTGTTTCCATGAGCACACATCGTATGCTTCGATGGAGTCTTCCATATTGCCTATTAGACAATCGTTTGCATCATCGAGGTCTGTACAGTTGTTATGCCCCGATGATTTGTTGAACCCTGTGTTGTTCTTTAGTGAATTGCATATGTCTTTTGTGACTCCGTTTTGGACGAAATCAGCACTGCTCTCCTGCAACTCGCTGCATGCTTCACAATTTTTGTCTGCCATTTTGTTTCCCCCTTAGATAGTTAGGTTATCCATTTGCACATAAGCACATGCCATGCCACAGCATGTACCTCTGTCTATTAACAGGCTGTTCTCGCCCTGCTTTATAGTCCAACCGTATTCATCCTTGAATGTAGGTATTATCCAAACAGATGGGTCTAACAGTTTCTTACAGCACTTGTTTTTGGTTTCTGAATAAACGTCTCCGTTAGACTTGATGAATAAACGGTCATAATCTCCTTTTATAATGTTCTTGTTGCCATTGATCGTTATTTGTGCATCATGTACAGGACCGTCTATCACGAGTTCCATGCTTGTGGACGGAATCTCGGTTTCGGAATAGAATCTTCCTGCAATGATGTTGTCGCATGGAGTCTTGGCACATATCTTTGAACCGAGATAACTGTCACCAAAGAACTCCTGACCTTTTCTGCAATCATAGAAGATTTGGAATGACGGTACACAATCGTTGTACAAGTCTTGTAAATCATCTTTGTGATAGCAGAGTGCCATGTCTTTCGTCAGATTGTCACAGCAACAACAACAATTTTCGTATTCTTCCTTACTCGGTGGATTTTCTTCGCACATCGTACAGCAGTCACCGTCTAATGGGATATGCTCGCATGGGTTTATCTCTTTATATCCAAGACAATCCATGAAATCACATACGCTGTATGGAGCAAGGAATGTTTTTGTTTTATCAGCTTTATGCCAAATACCATCAGGCAGTATTAGATCAACCTCTAAACGGTACTCGTCCTTCTTTGTGTCTCTCCCCTCAGAAACCTGTGTGGCACGAGCACGAGTCCATAAAAGCTCGTTGTTTACAACCGCCCATAGTTTTCCTGGTTTCGTCAGTTCTTTTATCGCATACTGCTTATAGAACGGTCTGAAATCGCATGGTATTTTCATCATTTTGAGCACAATGGAAAGACTTACATTCTGTTCTCTTACGAAGAGATAATCCCTCTTCCAAGGGTCATAACTACCATGACCAAAAGAGTATTCAGAAGTCTCTCCTTTGAACTCCGCACTGTGAGGTGATTCACCTACCATGTCATAGGTATCAAGCACTAAGTCATTGAATTGTAGGTATCTGCGGTAATAAATCATAGTCTATTTAACCACCCACTTGTTCTATTAAGTCCTATGTTCGCTGAACCGTTATTGTTCATCGTAAGACTTATGTTCTTTGTGTTATTTGTTGTACTTACTACACTCGACCTTTGTGATGCCCTTGCAGACAATTCACTCAATGCACCTCTGATGTCGAGGTGATTCAGCCTGTTCAGAAGTGTATGACCAAGCATTGATGCAGCTCTGCGTTTCAGTACATATTCTCCTGGTGTCAGCAATGCAGGAACGGAGTCTGTACCTCTTGGTATTATTCCACCATTTGCTCTGTGAACCGTTCCACCATGAGCAATTGGATTGTGTATCAATCCAAGTGGGTCATTATATCCTGGGTTTACATTTACGCTCACAGTCTTGTTGACGCTTGATGGAATACGGTTTATAGCTGCTCTGATATTCGATGCCACCCTGTTGATATAAGGTGTAACATTGTCTGTGCTTGCACCAAGATTGATCTTTACATTGACGGATTTCTTTTGGTCTTTTATAGACTTCATCGCCCTGTCAATAGCATCTTTTGTTGCGGTGATAGCAGGTGTAACCATATCCGTCACACCGCCTTGAATCGTGATGTTTATGGTGATTATTCTTGTTCCAATTGAATTGAGTTGGTCAACTGCGGTTTGAACGCTCGATACGATAGCACTCATATCCTTGGCTACAGGAATACTATTCATCTTGTTTATAGCTTTTTTGACAGCGGTTACTCCTGCGAGGAATGACCCTGCACTCATAGCCATGCCACTGACACCGCCAAAGCCTGAGCCTGCTCTGCTAAATGCACCACTGATCTTTGTGACGAATGTATTTATCTTGTCTCCAAGAGAATCGAGATTTCCTGTATTGACGCTTGCAGTGTCTATGTTGCCTATCTCCTGCATCTTCTTGATGATTTGAGGAACAAGCTTTAGCGTAGACAGCACATAATCAAGGTTCATGCCCTTGGTTTGATTACTGAGCTGTTTCAACTTATAGACAGGGGATTCTTCACCGCCATCAATGAGTTGATACATACCATCAGCGATGCTCTTCATCTGCCTGCCGACTACTCCCCAATCAAACTCATTTCTACCATGTGTCTGTAACCCTGAGTACATTTTCTGCAAATTGTTGGCATTAGTAACAAGCTGTTGCATATTACCAAGTCCATCTGATACCGCCTTAATAGTATCTGCAAACGAACTCATCCTTGTCTTGTAGTTCGAATACTTATTTGTATTCCCTCGCCATTGAGCACCGCTTGTAGTTCCTGCTTGTTCTCTTTCCGTAGCTTCGGATTCATCAAACATCGTTTCAAGATCGTCTATAAATATCTTGAGGTTGGCAAAATTCTCTCTTGCCTTGGACATTTGGTCAGGGTTTATCTTGATTTTAGACAGTTCTTTCATACTTCTGAAAGCGTCTGTAACCTTTGTTATTGCCTTGAACTCAGAACTCTTTGCCCATGAATCAAATATTATTCCGATGGCTTCAAACGGATTCTTGGCTTCAAACGCAGTCCCGATCTCAGCCATAGCTTCAGCGACTTGCGTTATTTTACCTACAGATGGAATATTAGCATCGGCAATGGCATTAAGTCCTTCTCCAACGCTCTTCATTACCTTTGATATTCCAGTTATAGCTAAAAGACCTGCTCCTTCAGTGAGCAATGTAATCTTCCCCAAGAGCGTTCCAGTAGCACCTGTCATTATCCATCCAAACGCTGCTGCAAGACCGCCAAAGGCTGTCACTGCGCCTGCTGCTTGTGTTATCTTCCCTGCAAGTTCTCCCCATCCGATGTCAACTTTATCGAACTCTTGGAAAGCAAGAGCTATCTCACGCAATGACCATGCCATTGCAGGAATCGCTGCTACCGACACAGCCTTACTCGCAACATCCTGCCATGTAAGAGCCATACCACTCACGGTTTTTGTAGCACCTATAAGAGCACCATGGTTCTTTGCTAAATCTTTAGCACCTTTAATGGCTCTACCACCTGCACCAAATTCGAACAGTGTGAATAGTTTTGACACTGGTCCTGCAAGACCTTTTGTAAGACCACCTGCTATTTGTATGCCTTTTCCTACAACATTCCCCCACAGCATTAGGTTTACGAGACCTTTGCCACCAAATTGTTTTGCAAGACCTGAATAAAAGCGTCCCACGGTAAGACCAAATTCAGCGAACCCTGATGCCATGCCCTTCCAATCAATTTTGCTTATGTTGTCGATAAGTCCTATGATCTTTTCGGGATTTGCTTTTATCCATTCTTGTGCCGATTTTGATATATCGTTGATTAGACCTCTGATGCCACCGCCTATATCCTTACCGTTTTTATCAATGCCAAGCACATGTTGTAAGAATGTGCGTCCATCCATCTTCTTGAATACATCATCAAGTGTGGACAAAACACCTTCGCCTGCACGATTCAAAGCATTGGTTATATTCTGAGATACAGCACTCCATGTCTGTTTCATCTTTTGTGCTGCGCTTGAAAGTTTGCCTTGAGTACCAACATTAATGAATGTGTCCAAGAACTTCTGACCCGACATTTCCCCTTCTTTGAGTTTGTCGATCATATCTTGGACGCTCATCTTCATCTTGTCGGCAACTGCTTTGATGGCGAGCGGAGCATTACGTCTTAATGAATCCCACTGGTTAGAGCTAAGTTCAGCACCGCCTGCAAGTGACAATAACTGTCTTTGTGTAAACAATTGTTGCCTTGCATCCATACCACCTGCGATATATGCGTTATTGGCTGCTATGGCGAGTTTTGTGGCTTTTTCAACATCTCCTGTAGCACCTGCATAAGTTCTCATGGCTGATACGATCTCATCAAGACCTGTAGGGAGTCCAAGTACGGACTGCTCTAAGTTATCTATCGCACTTTGCGCTTTCCCTGTGCCTACGGTAAACTTTTTGGTTGTATCAATACCGAGTTCTTTGAGCAGTTTATCGTAGTTTTTCATGGTGTCATATCTTGAAAATGCGCCACTGATAGAATCCATGACCTTACCAAGTGCTCTATATCCCACACCCATAGCTAAGCCACGATATACGTTGGTGAATGGAGACGTGATGTTTTGAAGAGTAGCACCCAAGGTCTGCATACGAGCACCGCCACGAGCAAGACGAGTTTCCCAATTCTTTTGGAACTTTTCTCTCTGTGCATATTGCTCTTTTTCCATTCTTTCGGCATAGGCACGATTTCGAGCATTTATTTTAGCGAACTTCATCGCATCCTTGATGCGCTTTTCGCTCTGCTTATGATACATGTCAGCACGTCTTTGTGTCTGATTGATAAGCTGTTTTTGATTTCGCAAAGACCTCTGCACAGCTCTGTTATAAGCAGTTTCATCTCTCAAACGTCTCGATGCACCTCGCCTATAAGTCCTGCCATCCATACTATTAAGAGAGTCTTGAAGAGCACCAACTTTCCCTATGGTGTCATCTAAGCCATCTGCTATTATTGTGAATTTAACTTGACCTACGTCCATCTAACTCTCCTGTTTGTCTAAGCCATAGAACTTGACTATATATTTCTCAGGCTTTTCGCCCCTGTCTTTGGCATCTAAATGTCGCCATTCTTCATAATTCTGTTCGGACATTTCGTTTGCATACTCTCCATATGCTACAAGGAGTTCTGCAACTCCCCAATTGTCCAAAATATCGTTTGGTCTTATATGGAGCACCTTGCCTACAAAATGTGCCATCTGCGTGTACAGACCGAGCCTTGCAAAGAACTCGTCTGAGTGTTTTCCGTAGTCATCCTCACCATTTTCGAGAATGACTATTCGGTAAAACCCTCGGTTTCGTTAATCAATTCAGGGAAATCCCTCGGTACATTCGTTACAAAATCAACAACGTCATTCCACATCATGTAATCTTCGATTCCTTTGTCTACACCGAGAATCGCTCCTGCGACATGGTATAGATCATCTCCGATAGTCTGACACATTCCATCTATGATGTCGGTCATTTCTTCCTTTGACCTCTTTTCCAGGTTCTTTGTGTCTTCGTTGATGCTGTACAGATATGGAAAAATCCTTGAAATAGCTGCAATTATCTCAAGGTCATATCTTGGTTTGATCCTGACATCCTTGAACTCGAAACGTACAATGACATAATTCCCAACGGTCTTGAGTATCTCATTAGGGTCGATTCTCTGTACTTCGGGCATGTCTTTAGGAAATCTGAATCTGATGCTGTAATCACGAGATTTTACCTCGGTCCTGTTTGCGTCACCGACTACTCTGACCTCATCTTTTGTGACGATTGGAAAAGGTGTATCATCTTCATGAGCCTTTTCAAAACTGTCCTGTAGGTCAATCATGTTGTCTACGGTGACTCCACGCTTTAGAAAATCTGCTTGTTTCACTTTTTACTCTCCTTATATCAACGTGGGGGCAGAGTTCCCCCTACCCCCACTAAGTTGCCTTATGCTCCTACTACTGCATCTCCTGCAAAGTATGTTCCATCATATTCATATCTATGATAGTAGTGACCACTTGCATCTTTCTGAATAGAAACGGTGATGGAGATTTCTGTCTCGTCTTCGCTTCTTGAGATAGAGTAAGATGTAACGAGTACATTGTTGTAAACCTTTGCACCCATTTTTCCATTCGTGTATTTATGAGGTATAAACATACGAACTCTTACTGTGTCGATGAAGTCTTCGCTTCCAACATACTCTGTGATGTTGACCTGCTTTGGATAGGAAATGATGATTTCTTTTCCTGCAAGATTCTTGTTGAAGAAGATGTCTGTAGAACCGTCAGCGTTAGGTCTAACGATGAAGTGTTCTTCGTCAATAGCTACGAGTGCAGGAATGTCATATCTCTTGAGCAGATAGCAGTCAGCCTGAGCTGCTACGAAACCGCACTCCTGCTGATAAAGGTCAAGCAGAGTAACTTTCGCATAGTTTGCTTCTGCACCTGTGCCTGCTGTTGCTGTGAATGTCTGAGACTTGATCTTGTAACCAACTGTGGCATCGCCTTTGCCCTCAAGAGGATTGAGCTTGCCGAAGTTCTCTGTGATCGTGTTACCTGTGATCGTTCTCTCAAATGACAGTGAAGATGTATCATGCTGAGCACTTGGATAAGCACATGTTGCTTCTGCTGCATCAATTTCTACATCATCATCAAGTGCTGTGAGACATCCGATCTTAACTACATCGTTATTCTCAAAGTCCTCAATGCTGTCATATACTGCGATTGAAGAGATACCTGCTGTTGCACTTCCTGTGTTGACAGCAATGTATGCACCGTTTGCAGATGGAGTCCAACCCTCGCCCTCTACAGATGAAGGAGTAGACGAAAGGTCAACTACTACTGGTACAAACTGCTCTGCATCTGCACTTGTAACACTTACTGTATAAGTATCAGCATCCGTAAAAGCAGATGTGCTTGAGATTTTTACAGTAACATTGCCTGATTGGATTCCGATTGCATAAAGCGTGATGATACCATCAGCAAACTTTGTAGCGTCATACGGAAGTCTATATACTGCATACTTCGTAGCGTCATTGATATACAGTGTGCCTGTGTTGAGACACTCATTTGGTGATGCACATTCGATCTTCTCAAGAGGTTTCTGATACTTGTTGTATGTAGCAGTGTCTTCTGCTTCTGCTCCTTGAGCATCAATCATCTTGAGATAATTCGATGTGTTGATTCTTTTACAGTCAGGCAGATTGCCAAGAATTGAGAAATCTACCTCGACCTTTTTGTTGAGTTTTTCTGCCGAAATCTTTGAGATCAGCGTATCGAAATCACAACGCATTTATTATTTCCCCCTTTTGTTGTTTAAGACCCTCTGAGCAAGGAACTGCTTTGTAGCTTCACTCTCAAGTTCGTTTATGACTTTGAGTTTCCTTGCTATGAAAGCATTTACGTCTACTTTCTTCGGGGTTTCTTTTTTGGCTTCAACCTTTTCAGTCTCTACCTTTTCGGTTTCAACCTTCTCGGTTTCGACCTTTTTCTTCTTATCAGCCATTTTATATCCCCCTATTTGCCTGTATATGTGCCACCATACTTACTAATAGTGTTTCTAATGAAGTGGCTTTGTGCTGAAGGACCTGCACTCTTTGTAACAACCTTATTGCCATGTGCAACAAAGTGAAGTGCTTTTTTATGAGTAGCAGTTACCCCCTGCCCAAACTCAATACGAGCAGGATAAGCAAATCCGTTTCTCCCTACAGCGTTAGTGCTGACGGAATATGTGCCAACTCCAACTTTAGTGCCAGAGATAGACCCTGATAAATTGCCTGTATCAACTGGTGCGAAACCACGAGCAGTAGCCACAACCTCTTGCATGAACTGACCTGCTCCTTTGTCTATCATCCATTCGACACCCTTGACTAAATGAATTGCCATTAGTCTATCCTCGTAAAAGCGTCTTGCTTGATTCCGTCTTTATCTATTTGCGAATAAGAAAGAAGAAAGTTACCGTCAGTATCATTCACTTCGTATTCATCCCCTACATGGAATGTGTGGATAGCTCCGCTTGGGAGTATAGGAGACCATGTTGAAAGAAACGCTCTGCCACTTGTAACTCTATGTCCACAAGGCACACAGCCTTTCTTTACTATTCTGAACATTCCGTTGAATCTGATCTTCATACTCTGAACCCCCATAGCTCGCCATTTCTCTCACAAAGTGAAATCTGCGATAACGCTCTCTTATATTGCTCTGTAAGCATGGTGCTTAACCAATAATGTAAACGGTCTGTTAGTTTCGCTGCATTTGCGATAACTACTTCCGTCTGATCGTCCTCATACTTCTTGTCGCATGTTGGACATGAATCACAATCGCACTTGTTTTTCTCGATGATGTACTGTAATGCTTCGCACATAATTGGAAGCAAGCACTCAGGAAGTTCTTTATAGCCTGCTACATAAGTTACGAGCAGTTTGTACTTTGTCGGACAACCGCAACTGCGACCCTTACACCTACAGTTAGGGATAGGCAAGGATATTTTGAAATCCTTGTCTATCTCGCTGTATGAAAATTCCGTTATAGGTGTTAATTCCTCTTCTATGCCAGTTTGAGCGACTAATGTGAACTCAAATGAATCGACATCAAAGGGAACGTAAAACGGGTCAAAAGTAAAGACATCACAATCACATACGCAATCAGGAATGTCGATGACTTCTGTGCGTTCACCTGACAGAAGTGTGTCGCATGGTTTCTGAGTCCAACATGTATAAACGCTTATCAAAGAGATGAGTTCGTCTATATCAGACTTCTTGACCGATTTGATACAATCACAATATTCACTTAACTGTTCATAGATAGTCATTATGCCCTCGGAATAAGTGTTTCAGGATAAACCAGTGAAGCAAGGTCTGAGATTACATCTACGCATCCTGCCTGTACTGGTACATCAGTGATAACTGCGATCTTGTTTGCGTCTTTTGCGAAAGCAGCTCCCATGTTGTAGAGGAACATGCACTCTGAACCGCAAGCCTGAGCTGTTACTCCATAGTCTGAACCCGAATGTCTTGTAAATGCTTCTGTCGGGTTGAGGTCTGTTGCCATGAATCCACCCATTGTGTCATCATCAATCATCCAAATCTCGCCTGTACCGTTCTCAACATCTACGAGCATGTTCTTGTCCTCTACGAACTCTCTGTTCATGAATCTCAGTCTTCCGTTTACTTTTGACCAATGAGCAGGATAGTTGCCTCTCTCATCAGGATAAATTGCTGCTTCAAGAGCAGAGTAAACGATAGGATTCAGTGCGAACCACTGTCTGCCACCAACGATAGCAAGTCTGCAAGCAAGCTGTTCAAATGCTGCAAGAATGTTAGTTCCGTTGATGTGTGGAACAGCAGGGTTCTCAAATACTGAAAGCATGCCATGGAATGGCTTGAGTGTTGCTGTGTATGTGTTGTCGATACCATACATGAAGTTTCTTGCGGAGAAGAATACCATTGACATTCTTGCAACTCTGTCTTTTACAGATGCAAGTGATTCTCCTGCTCTTGCGACTCCTGGTACTGCATCGTTAGCACCAAATCTTACGATGCCTGACATGATAACATCTTCGATGTTTTCACAACTCTTCAGGCAGAGAAGATTGAGAGGAACTTCTGATGCACATTTGTCGAAGTCAAACGGAGTCCAACAACATTCGTTTGATGTGTCAGCAGGTTCGGTTGTATAGATCGTTGCAGGGATTCTGAGCATCCACTTGTCAACTGTTTCCTGACCTACTGTAACCTGTCCTTTATATGCAGTAAGAAGGTTTGCTTCTGCTCTTCTTCTCATGTCTGCGGAAGTAGCGTTTGCAAGCACTCTTCTAACTACAGGGAAATTTGTCATTACTTCTGATGCAACTCCCTGACCGCCAAGGCAATCAGGTGCAACTTTGCCAATGTTTGTGGCAAGTTCTTTTGCTGCTTCTTTACCGTCTACTGAAATGGATTCCAGTTCTTTGTCAGAAACAGCACTTACGTTTTCTGCTATCTGATTTACGTTTAATTCCATTTTGTTACTCCCCTATTCCGTCTCCTGTTGCATAAAGCTTTGTGGAGACTTCTTTCTTTTCCTTAATCTCTTTTGTCAACCCAAGATTCACGCTGAGTCCTTTGAATTTGTTTACAAATGCTTCGTTCTTCTCAGCGTTCTCCTTGATCTTCTTGTCCTTCTTGTTGTTACTCTTTTTCAGAGCTTCAACCTGTGACTTTAGCTTTTCAATTTCGGATTTCAGAGAATTGATAGTTTCTTCTGCAACTGCCAAAGCATCTTCCTCGTCCTCAGCTTCCTCGTCTTCCTCGACTTCATCACTGATTTCTTCATCAATGCTTTCGTCCTCAGCAGGCTCTTCTTCCTCTTCATCCTCTTCCTCGGATTCAGGCTCTTCGACCTCTTCTACATCCTCGGTATCTTTAACATCTTCTGTAGGCATTTCGTTTTCCTCAGCAACTTCTTCAAGCTCTGATTCCTCATCTGCTACTTCTTCGATGTCTTTAACTGAATCTTCCATTTTGACCCCCTGTAAATCTACACTTCCGCTGCTTCCTACGTTTCCACATTCACCAACGATGGCGAAATCAGCAATGAAGATTTCATCTACGATAGGTGTGAACTCATGTCTTCTTTGCGTTTCTTCCTCGGTGGCTTTATCATCAACGTGCAAATACATTTCTACACTCACTCCTACAGGAATATCTTGTACTCTGAGTGCTTGCACAAGCGGATGTGCTTCGTTTAGTTTCAGGTCTACATCGAGACCTTTTCTTCCATCCTCATTCTTGGCAATAGACAGGTCTTCCTGTTTCCACTTGCCTACGATGAATGGGAATGTGGCAAATCTCTGATGCCCTATATTAATCGTGCCTTCATACTTATCATCAAGATTCATCGGCTCGTCAGGACTTTCAAAGTAATCATCAGCCATATCTCCGTACAAGTATCTCGGAGTAAGCTTCTTGTTATTGCCAGTTACATACTTCTTGATGGTGTTCTTCTTGATATAAAGATCAAGACCACCGTCTGCCGTCACTATTGCACCCTCGTCTAACAGCCTTACCTTGCCCTCGGACTTATTGAGTGCAAGCATACATCTCTTGTCTGTATCTACTGGCGAAAGTGCGAGAGTGATGTCTTTGTCGAGCTTTCTTTTTGCTCTCTGACGCTTCTTGGTTCTTGCGTCTCTCTCCTTAATTAGATTCACCCTCAAACACCTCTACACATTTGAATTTCAGAAAAGGCTTGCGACAATGGCAGGATGGTCTGATGATTTCATATTCGACTCCTTCTTTATCAAGAATCTGCTGAAATCCCATCTCGGCTTCTGCCTTTACTGCCATTATCGTTTTCCTAAAGTCAGGGTCATTCAAAGGCATCTCATAAGCCATTCCTGGCTCTAACCTTACTCGACCATAGACTGTTCCCCCACCTTTTCTTTTTGTGAGTACGGACGCATTAACAGGTGTAGTCATAACATCTATTAATTTGTAATATTCCATTACTTGTCCTCTTTCTTCTTTGAAGTCTTTTTCTTCTTAGGCTTGACTTCCTCTGCCTTTACTGCTTTATGCTGAACCTCTACATCTTTATGTCTGAGGTGAGCAAGCATTTCCCAAAAACTTCCGAATTTGTCTGCCATAATTAACCTGCTTTCACTTTTTAGGTTTACTGACCTTCTCCCTCGTCTTCTCCCTCGTCTTCTGATGTTTCTTCGTCACACATAGGTGTTGTAGGACATTCCATAGCCTTGCAGAAATCATCCTCAGGCTTTTCGAACACATCCTCGTTCTTCTCAACATTAACCCCAACGATAGCATGGAATGGTATGATTCTTTCTGTACCTTCTGCGGTAACATAGTGAATCGCCTCTCTCCTTGCTATAGCCGATGCTGCTTGAGCACCGATGTTAATGAATCTGTTATCAGCATCAAAAGTGTCATTGATAGTAATTGGTTCGGAATCATGCAGGAAAAGCAATACCCCTGTAAATGTCATGATGCATCACCCCTTATTCAGCTTTGCAGAAAGCATCATCTGGCTTAGTGAATGTGCCTTCGCTTTCTGTAACGTCAGCTTTGATGATTGCATGATATGGGATAACGATAGCACCAGTTACACCGCTCCATGTTCCAACCGAGTCGATTGTTTCTCCGTTAAGAATTTGCTGTCTTGCGATTGAACCATAGCGAACTGTGACACCATTCGTAATAGCGTCTGCAAACACGATTGTTCCCTGTACGTCATGAACCGTTACTGTAGTTGTTATGAGTGGCTTCTTTGCCATTTTTAATTCCCCCTATTTGAAAAATTCTTCGATGTCATCATTAGAGACATCATCGTTCTCAAGAGCAAGGAGTGGCAGGATTTTCTCCATTGATTCCCTACTCAGTTTATTTGTGAAATCAGAATGGAACTTCTGATAATCAACCGTTGTCTTGCCTGCGAGCGTGAACTCAAGAGTGTCCTTGTCTTTTGTGATTCTGTACACAGGAATGTCTTTGTCTTCCATGCCTGATACCACTGCTCTGAATCCTTTAGGGTCAATAGCAGGTACTACCCAAATCTCATTGAATCCAGGTCCTTTTGTTCCCTGATACTTGTATCTGTTGTCATACAGATAATTAAGGCTTACCTGTGATACAACTACCCTCGACCTTGCGATAGTTCCGTCAGGATTCATAGTTCTCTGACCAATATCAGGTGTCGGGTCAAGGAGTTCTCCTTGTACCGCTGCACTTGCGTCTTTTGCGTCTACGATCTTAGTGCCATCCTTAATGGCTACTGGTTTGACTTCTCTCGCTTTGTCTAAAGCGTCTGTTATTCTGCTCATAATCACTTTTCTCCTTATATTCCTTATCATCGACCAAATTGCCGATGCTCAACTTCACAAGAGTGCCATCGCTGTTATGAATGTCATACGAAAGCATTGCTGCGAAGTCTTTAACCAATTGTCTTGTTTCAGGCATGTCGATGGCATTGAGCATTGTCATCTGTTCTACTACCTGACCTCTTACCGTTTCCTTGCTTGGAGCACTTGCAGGATGGTATTCTCCGAAATAAACCTTGTCGATTCCCAACTTGCTTGAGAGCAAAGGTGAAATCTGTGCTGCAAACTTCTGCCTAAGCGGTACAATGGCATTTTCCATAGCATTATCAAGGATTCTCTGCATGGAGACGTTTCCACTTACCTTGCCCATTTCAAGCAGTGACGGTGGAAGACCCATTGCCTGTGCTATGATTGCTCCCTCGTTCTCTAACCAATCGAAGAACTGAGTTGCCTTTGTTACCCTCTCAAGATGGGTGATATTATCTGAAAAAGCATTAGATAAGAGAATTACGTCATCAGACTTACTGTCTCTTATCTCCTTGCCGACTCTTGCTACTTCTTTCTTGGCTCTCTCAAGTCTCTTTGTGCCTGCCTTCATAGACTGGTTCACAAGGTTAGTAGTATCAATCTCGTTGATCTCACCTGTTGCATAACCGTCTTTTGGTCTCAGAATCAATCTTCCAGGACCGTCATACTCGATGTCATAATTCAGCCTTGAATAGACCGCTTCGAGCAATTTGACCCTCAGCTCATCGCTCAATAATGGCGATTCACCGTGAAGATTCTCGGTATTGTTCCTTATGTTTACAAAGTCTGAGTTGTCAAGCAGGATAAGGTCTTGTTCTCTCATTCTGTCAAACAGCTCTTCGATTGTGTAAACATCTTCGGGAACTTTGAAATCACTCTCTCCGATGTACTCATCCTTTGCCGATGCAAACCACGTCACAGGATATTCAATGCCCTCATCTATATCAGTAAGAGCACCATATTTGCCACAGCTTACTCTGTAAAGGTTTCCATCATACCATCTAAGACCTTGCTCTCCATATACGGTGGAGTTTCCTATGGCATCCCTGAGCACCGCTAAGTTGGTATCTCCCCTTCTGTTTACCGAGAAGAGGAAATCGTTAAGCTTCTGATCTTGAATGATGTTCCCTGTTGTCAGACCATTAGAAAAAAGATAATCCACGAGCAGATTTTCTATATAGCCGATTCCAGGGAGCACCTTGATTAGATGCTCGACTTGAGCAAGTCCTGTTTTTTTAGGTATTTTGAAATCTCCTGCGTCAGCACATTGACCACAACTGAGCATGTCGGACAGGATTTCCTGCGACATATCGTCTATGGATTCATGCACAACTACAGGAGTTTCCTGTTTTCTTTTTCTTTTCTTACTCATCCGTAAATATCAATTCTTCCCCGAAGAACACTATCATGGCATGTACCGCAAGGAGCAGCGAATCTAACTCATCAGGCGACCTGCCTATGCTCTTTCGTATCTCAATCTTTGGTCTTACTTGTATCTTTCCATTCGCTTTCCTGTCACAGAGCACGAATGGTAATGCGTCTTTGATTTTTTCGTAGGCATCTACATGAATATCGAACTGATGATTTTCGATGAGGTTTTGCAAGTCAAGATGCATCTCTGCCCTCATATTCTGAGCATTTGTAGCAGCGTAGTTATTGGCTTTTACCCTCTCGGGAGTCGGTTTCCACTGGAATCCAATCCCCTTTGTAGGTATTCCTGCATCCATCAGACCTTGAATGAGCCATACACCCCAACCTTGGTCTACACATACAAGCTGACAATGTGCTGCCCTTGAGATTCTTGCGATCTCTTTTATGATCTGCCTATTAGTAACCCCATCTATCCAGTTCGACTTATCAAGGACTTCGATTTCCTCTGCATGTACCTTGCCATCCTGAGTGATAGACAAAAGACACACACAGAGGTTATCCTTGCCCTTATAGGCTGCATCGACTCCTAAGAACCGATACACCACCAATGATTCATCAGGCTTTTCCCAATACACCTCGGGTGTCTCAAACATTGATTCACCCGAAACATCGAGTTCACAAAGAAGATACCGTCTCAGCGTTGATTTGTTCCTTGTAAACTCTCCATTCAGTACGGATTCCTCAGTAAAACGCTCTTCTTCTACTGCTGTAAGTGCGTCCATCCACAAAATGAACGTACCGTCAGGGACTTCATCTTGTGTTATCTCGTCATAAAAGACTCCTGGTCTATGAGGATTACTTATCATGACGAGTTGGCATTTTTCACCATGTAGTTTTGCGAAGTCTATACGTCCCAACTCGGCAAGCGTGTCCTCAGACACAAGTGCTGCTTCGTCTACGATGTAATCTCCACCACGTCCTACTGCGTTATTGCCTGCTATATCGTTGAATGTATCTCCAAGGGTGATTCCTTCTACAGAACCACCGTCTTGAAAGCCAATTCTTGTCTTCGATAGCGACTTTGCAAGCTTTTTTATCTGCGAATCAGACTCAATAAGCTTTTTCTGTATCTCATCAGGAAGTTGTTGCAGAGCGTTCAGCATATGACGCATGATTATCTCTGTTGTGTTCTTCCTTCCACCTGCTACATACTCTGTATCGCCACGTTCTGCCTTTATGACCGCTATCCGTCCTAAAAGCCACGATTTTCCGTACTGAGACGGTGTTATGATCGCTATTTTGTGGTATTTCCCACAGAGAATCGCTCCTGCGATGACTGCCTGCGAGAAATAAAGCATATCTCCGTAGTAGGTGTTTATTTCCATCTGCCCAAGAACCGCAAGTTCCATCATTTCTTCAGGACTTACGGTTATTCTCTTGTAATGGTGAGGAATCTTGCCTTGCCCCATCCAATCAGGCAGATTTTTTCTGCGGAGAGACATTAGCTGAACAAGCTGTGTCTTATCTGTTGCCATCGAACATATCAGAAGTAGCCTTGAATTTGGTCATAAACTTCTCCATGGACTCCTGATTCTTCTTTCTTCGCTCTTCTACGGTGTCTACGTCCTGTATTTCCTCATACTTACGCTTTGCACCGAACTCGGGGTCTCTATGTTCCAAGTACCATTCAGAAGCTTTCAAGTGATCTTTGTGTTCAGGGTCACGAATCGCATCCGCAACATTGTCTCTCGCTATCCTTAAAAGCTCATCTACATACTTATCTCGTATTTCCTTGAGTCTTTCGTCTTTTGAAAGGTAGTAATTGTACTCTTCGATGGAGATTCCGAGCCTTTCAGCAGTGTCTTGGTCTCCAAAACCGTTTCTCCATGCCCATACGAGTTTAAGTCGGTACTTTTTGACCCACTTATCTACATCTAACTTGTATTCAGCCATCTTTTACTCTCCCAAATACCATTTTTATGCAAATTTCCATATATTGGAAGATGGTATAGGTACATATTTCTGTTAATATAAGTACCTTTTTCCGCTTGATAACCGTTTTTTGCTGTGCTACAATATAATTACCTTGTTAAAGGGCATTTCATTCTTCAAAAAAGGCATGATTTCAATGCGGATACGGCTTCATTGAACATGTCTTTTTTGTTGACATTTATAACTGCTGTGTTACAATTATATTGTGGAAAACCTCCAATGGTAAAAGCCTCATTTTCTATTTTAGTTTTCCGACTTGGCACAGCTTTTCTTATCTTTGTGCTGTGCCATTACAGGGATTTAGCATAATGGCAGTGCATCGGAATTTGACTCCGAGTGTATTGGTTCGATTCCAGTAATCCCCACCAAGCCACATAGGGTGGCTAATCTCTAATCCCAATAAAATTACCCCACGAAAGACCGCCCTAATAAGGCGGTTTTTCATAGAAGATATGAAAGAACCTAAAGCTCCATGCTATGGCTGCACTGATCGAAAGGTCGGATGCCACAGCAAGTGCGAAAAATACATACAGTTCCACAAAGACAGGTACGAATGGAACAAACACATATTTGAGACTCAGCTTCACGAGATTCAGATGAATGATTTGGAGAAAAGACGGTTTGCCGAGTATAACAAGCAGAAAAGGAAAGTAAAATGATAAGAGATGAGATCAGCGTAGGTGTAACTAACCTCGTTATAAACGAAAGAGAATACGCTATCAGAGAACATCAGTATTTTCACTCAGACCACGAAGCTTACAGCGTGACTTTGGAAGAAGTAGAAGAGTCAGAGGACGAACTACAGAAAATGAAGTGGCGAATGACCGATATTTGGGAAGAAGTAAAGAATGACCGCCCTATCACTGACGATATGAAGAAACTCAAAGGGTATGCTATCCAATGTGCATGCGAGTGTATTCAGGTAGCTGCTATGTGCGATAAGCTATTGACAGACAAAAAAGACTGACTCACAATAGAAGTGCCTTCCTGGCATCTTGTGTTTTATGTATATGCAATCCTTTCGGCATGAGAGACTCCTTCGGGGGTCTCTTTTGCTATACTTTTTTATGTATATTTTTTCATTGTTATGTATGTTTATACAGTCAAGTCTCAAAAATCCCCGAGCTGAGACCCAAAAACACCTCTAAACCAGTGTATATTCATTCATTAGGTCGATTTTCAAAACTTGGAAAAAATTTTTTCGGATTTTTTCAGAAGAAGTCGCAAATCCTCAGGTAAAGACTCTACCCCCTACCGCTGTACCGTTATACCCCTAAAAGTCGCTGAAATCGGCTGTTTTCGCCCTTCTCGCCCACATCAAATGTCACTAAATTCCCCCGTTTCGGGTGTCATTGTCTCCGTTCTCTTTATATGTACCATATATATCTGTATATGGCTTTCTGATCTTTGGTTTTCTGCGACACAACGCTTCTCTACTACCTCGTTTTTCAAATTTGGGAAATTGTCTATGTGATGTCTTTATACGATCTATGCGAACATGCGTTTGCGATTTGATACCCCTTGCGAACAGATGTTCATGATCCATGATCCTGATCCATTGCAATTAATAAATGTATAGTCTGTACACGTTGAAAAATGCACGTTTTTATTAATATAACTATACCTAAAATAGTTATTTTGGGAATAGTTTGTTATATATATACATGATCTTGTATGTTTATAGATTGTATCTGATCCAGTACATTTTTACATGATCCTAAAATGTATCAAAACAAAAACATTTTAATTGTAAACCTATTTTGTAATTGTGGTTTACATTCACGACTGTAAAAAACTGTAAAAATAAAAATGTACCTGATCCAAAACATTTTAAATCTAATATTGAATATTACATTACATAATAACAAATATTATATTATAATCATGATCTCCTATTGCTTTATATGAACATAATAGTTTTTTACCTATTATCTTTTTACCCCTGATCCACGCAAGCGGTATATATTACAATATCGCTTTAAAGGCACTTTTAAAAGCCATACAGCGATTTTATCATGTTTTTGATATATTATATGGCAATAGTAAAAATAAACTGTTAAAGCGCAAGCGATCCCCTGACCTATTGCAAACACTTAATAAAACACGGTTGACGTTTTACGGCTTTTTTTGATTATTGTTAACTTTGCTAAAATGTTACATACTCCATAAAAATTAGTTTATATATAATATAATTGTAAGAATAATTAATTAAAAAAATAGTAAAATATCTATTGACATATTACTGATATTGTAGTAATGTTTATATGTAAACAATATCAATTGTTTACATGTTCGTTGACAATTAAACATATAACCTATTAAAAGTAAAGGAGCGTAAAACTATGAACATCACAAAAACGACTTTATATGTTGGACTTAATGATAAAGATAAAAAAGTCCAACTGATCGACACTTTGGAGGCTTGTAAAATTGTAACAAATATTATCATGGACCTTGCTGATGGAGGAACAATATATAATGCGACTGGTATATATAAACATGATAACGGTACAATTATTACAGAAAACACTTTAAAGATTGAATTGATTAATACACCTGAACAGTCAATAAAAGCAATTATTGACACTTTAAAAACGGTATTAAATCAGGAGTCAATTATTAAAGAAACGGCTAACACAATATCAGAATTTTGTTAAAAGCTTTTAACGGGGTAAAGATCATTTTACCCCGTTATTTTTTCAAGATCAAAGGAGCGTTAAACATGGCTATTGATTATAAATTATTTGTAAATCATTATATTGATTTTTACAAAAATCTTTTAAAAGATCATGATCCTATAACGGCACTTGAATTAGTTATTGCAAAAATTTATTGCAATACTGTATTAAGTGCAAGCGACAAAAAAATTGTTCGTGATAAAGTCACTGAACAGTTAAAAAATAATAATTTATTCTAAAATAACGGGGTATATTTTACCCCGTTATATATAAAAATTATAACCTATTAAGATCAAAGGAGCGTATAAAATGAGTATTTATGATTTTTTGGATCAGTATGTAAAAGAGCATGACGGCAAACACGTTAACAGACAAAATTATTATATTGACGGGGTATTTGTTAGTTATTCAACCACAATTTGCACGATTGAAGGTAACACGGCAAAATTGAACGTAAAAAAGTATTCAAGAACTACAAGCAAATTGCAGTCACAACTTGAAAATATTTTGAACAAACACGGCTATAAGATCGAAAAATATGAAGGATCAGACTGCTTTTTATGGAATTATGGCTACTGTTCTGACACGAACAAGTGGACTGTAAAAGAATTAAAAGAACATGGAATATTCTAACAATTTAATAAGTATATACCCCGTTATTTTACGGGGTATATATGTTTAATTTTTCAGGATCATAGGATCAGGATCATAGGAGCGTATAACATGAAAAATCAGGAGTGTATAAACATCTATTTAAAGCAAGCTAACAATTTAATTAATACTATGGATCAATTACAAGATGATTATAAAACCATATATCTAATTTATAACATTAATTTTGGTATTATATGTGGCTTTAAATCATATGAAAAAGCTAAAAATTACATTAAAGATAAACAAGATTTTTATATTCAAGAATACTATTGTAATTCTAATTTTAAACATTTATACCCCGTTTATTAGAGGAGATCAGGATCATGGATAAAATTTATATATGGAAAATAACATGCGGACTTTTCAACGTGTTTTTGCCTGACTTGTATATTAAAGCGTGTAGTTTTGATACCGCTTTAAAAATAGCAAGAGATCAGGATCAGAGATATGACACGGGACAAATATTTAATTTATAACATGATTATAAACGGGATCAGGAGCGTGATATATTATGAAAAAATGGTTAATAGAACAATTAATTACAGGACTAATAATAACGGCTATAATAATACCCCTTGGACTTGCTAACACGTTTTTACAAGTATGGTTATACGAACATTAAAAACATATTTATTTATTAATAATATTGTAATAAAAAATAATTAAAAAAATAGTAAAATACCTATTGACACATTACTAAAATTGTAGTATCTTATACTTGCAAACAAGATCAAGAGATCAAAGGAGATGAAAAAAATGTTATTGAAAAATGAATATAACAATATGAAACAATTAGTTATAGATTTAAAGATCAATGATAATAACTTACTTGAATATTCAAAAAAGACCGAACAGTCAGGACACTATAACAATTTATGTATAAGAATTGTAAACGATATTAAATACTGTATCAGTCCTAAAATTATATGCAGTCTATACGATAAATACAATTGTAATGATGAACATATAACAACATTATTTAAAGCCATTACAAAAGAGCTTTATCCCGTCACATATAACTATATAAAAGAAAAATAAAGGAGATCAAGATCATGAAAGTAAAAGTTACAAAAACTATGGTTAAAGCACTTAATAATGCTTTACAAGATCAATCAAGCATTGAAAGATTTATCTTTGACACTTGCGATAAAGACGCATATATTCACTTTTTCGATGTTGATTATGCACTTAATAACGAACAGGACTTTGATTGGAACACGAACAGATTTAAATATATTATTGTTCGATATAAAGACTACTGTTACAGTTTTGACAATTATATAGGATCAAGCGATCTTATAAAATGTTTTAACAGATCAAATCATACATATAACGGCTTTATTAAAGCGGTATTTGATACATATGAGATTTAAGAAAGGAGATCAGGATCATGAATAATTTTGAAAAATACCTGAAAGATCAGGGAATACAGGAGAAAAGCAAAGATTTATTTGCTCCACTTGTATATGAACATATACACGGAAGATCAGACTACTTTTTCAACGTAAAACCACTTGAATATTCTGTATTTAAGATCAGTCTTGACACTACAAGTGCGACACCTGAAGACTACAAAAAACTTGACGCAATACAAAATACTTTAGAGAAGATCAGCTATAAATACGAGCGCAATGTGATTTTTGACAATATCATAATTGACGCTATGACAAGATCAGACTTTGACGCTTTAGAATTATATAACGTATGGACTACCGCAAGTGTCAAAGAATATGAAAGACTTGACAATAAATATCATACATGGATATTAAACCACTTGGAACAGTTTAATAATCACATTAAAAAGATCATGGACTATTACGGGAACTTGTACAAGGAAGACAAAGCCTATCAACTATATGCTCCTATTTATCGTATAGTCAATCAAGACTTTTCTCCTGGCGATGAAGATTTAGTTTTTTGAAAGGCGGTGAGATCATGACGGACAAAACATTAAAAGATCATGTAAAAAAATGCGGTGATTTAAAAGCTAAAATTGACGATTTGACAGCTTTATTTAACCATGAAAAGGATTATATCATTGACGCATTAAAAGAGCGTGAAACAAGTGATTTTTCAGGATCAGGATATACGGTAAAGTATATAGAATACACAAAAAAACAGATCGACACGGCAAGACTGAAAAAAGACAATCTGTATAACATGTACCTGAAAGAAAGTAACACAGCACGATTTACAGTAAAAACTATTTAACATTTATTTATTACCTATTATGAAAGGAGCGAAAACTATGGACGCAACATTGACGGAGAACACGGAGAAAAACGGGATTGAGATCACATTTACAGAGAAACCTGACAAAGATACTTTGACAACACTCAAGGCAAACGGGTTCAAGTGGCACTCAAAGAAAAAACTATGGTACGCAAAAAATACACCTGAAAGACTTGAGATCGCTCAGACACTTGTCAACGGGGATATTACAGATCGTATCAGTGGAGAAACAAAACCAGGATATATGGGAGCGGTTGAGTGGATCGGTAACAATTGCAAAGCTGTTTACGGTTCTGACCTTGCTAAACTGTTCAGACAGGAATTTAAAACATACGGGATCAAAGGTGTAACTGTTCGAGCAGGAAAAGCAACATATACAGATGACTTTACATTCACGGTAAAGACTACAAAAGATGACTACATCTCTTTTGATGAATACCTGAAGAATTACACGATCAACGATCTGACGGACTGCCGAGCATGGATATTTAATATTGACGGTTCTGATCTCTTCACAGAAGAATTTTGGAACATGGACGGAGAAACACAGAACAAAATACTTGAATATAACGCAAGACGGGACTATGAACGAGAGATCGGAGATATTCAGTTAAACCAGTATCACATTCAGGACTATAAAGCTTTTACAAAAACTACACTTGATAAACTTGATTTACTAAACAAGATCATATTGTCCTATAACCACGATGATTCAAATAGTATGGTGGACTACTTCGACACGAATTTTTACTACAATATCGACATTAAGAGAACAGACAAATAAATTTATCAGAGATGTGCTACCTGACTATACGGGCAGAAAGGAAACCTATTATGAAAAAACTATTTACAGATGATTATTCAGAACTCACGGAAGACGAGAGAAACAGTATAAAAGAAGAACTCATGGACTATCTTCCTGAAGATGAAGATATAACAGACGATGATATTTATCAGCGATTTATAAACGATCTTGAATACGAGTGTGAAGACCTGAAAGATATACTTGATAAGATCGACAATGAACACATAATAAATGACTTGATCGTTATTGCTGATTTAGGACTTTGGGACGGACATCACAAAGCCTATAAACTGATAGATCATTTATCAGATATTGACACTTGCATGCAGGACTATAACACGATTTACGTTGAACGGAACGATCTGAAGATTCAGGCAATACATCATGACGGAACTAATTATATGACTGTTCGAGAATTTAAAGATATATCAGACGAGCGGAAAGATCATTTTCTTGACAAGATTTATTACGGGACTGTAACACAAAATGATATATCAAAATGCACGAGATCAATTGGCAAAACTGTATATGACAATTTTTATCTGTAAAGGAGATGAGATTAATGATAGATATTAGTAAGAGTATATGGTACAAAGATAATTCTATTGATTATGACGATTCAGGATTCTATACCGTGTTCTACTGCGGTGATGATGTAGTCTTCGATACAGTAGAAGACGCAAAGAGATTTATTGATGAAGAAATGATTTAAAGGAGATGAGATCAATGAAACTTTATTATCACAAAACAGACGGTGGTGCTGAATACTACTGTATCAAACATAATGACGGTAATGATGAGGGCGACATAAAAAGTGCGATTATGCGTACAGACGGAGATGAGATCGAGATTTTTGTGAATAACCTGAAAGAGCACAACATTAAACTTGTTGTTAGCTGAAAGGAGTGATCTATATGAAAGAATTTAAGTATCAGGAAAACATTTACATGACGGGCAGTAAAACGCATGTAAAGCGTAATATTTACGAGCAGGACGGACTTTACTATATCACTTGGTACGGTAATAAGATTCAGGTAGAACACGATAACTATGGCAATTGGAGATCGGTAGAAGAATATTAAAGGTGGTGAGATTTATGACTTTGAGTATAGGATATTTTGACCGTGATCCTGAAGACCCTGGGAGAGCAGTTGGAGATCAACATGTAATACACATCACGGGAGAGAACGCAAGAGAATGTGTGCAGGAGTATTGGGAATTTACTGGCAACTTTGATTTAGCAAAGCATACAATACCAAACATTTTCAACATCACAGATGATTAAGGAGATGAGATCAATGACAGCAAAAGAATATGTGGAAAACTGTACACAATTTGTTGAAAACTTTTTTGTTGACACTGACGGTAATGTTGTAGACATTGTTGAAGAACGAAAACTTGATACATCAACGATGAGATATTACACAACACACTATTTAATTAATGGTTTTAGATATGCGATTAATGAAGAAATTTGAAAGGAGATGAACAGTAATGGTTGACGCTTGTTGCTATTATGGAATATATCCTGAAGAGATACAAAGAGCACAGGATATTGTCAACGAGATCATATATAGATATAACCTATCTTATGATATTAATGAAGAGATTGACACAGCATTTTATGAATGTGGTTCTTTAGAGGATATAACAAACAGTTTAATATTGGCGATGTTTTCCACGGTAAAATCAAAACTTGATAACATGGGTATTGAAAACGATTATTACATTAATGGTTATGACACACATTTTTACATCAACGGAGAAGAAATTTAAAAGGAGATCAACGATGAACATTACAGCAATTGAACATTATGACGAGATTTTAGGTAAAGGATATTACCTTGCTACTGAATACATGGATAAAACCTGGTATAAAGGAGAAACAGCAGAAGACGCTGTACGAGCGTTCCTGAAGAGCAAGGGTATCAAAACCGCAAGTGTAACTATTTTTGAGGAAGTATAAGGTGGCGATCTGTATGATATTGAAAGAACTAATAGACGAATTTAGAGATAATACTGCGATAAACATTCATAGCACAGAGAAAAGAATGAACGATCATGACAATTTTATTGTGACATCATGTACGGGAGTGATCGGAAGTGATAGCGTCATTTCAGATGAAAAGCTGAATAGCGAGATCGCTTGGATTGAATATGACAATGCAATACTGAATATCGGTATATGGGCAGAATAGGAGATGATTTAAATGATGAATGACTTTATAGCTTTTCAAAGACACGTTATTGCTAAAAGAATAATAAGACATATTGAGGAAGTAGACGGTGGTATTTCTATCGCTACTGATGATGAAAATCTATTTTTCAGTAAACACGATCTTAATGACGATGTGGACGGTGCGATGATTTTTCTACTGCGTATGTTTAATGAGGATTAAAGGAGATGAGTAATATGACAGAGTATCAGATCGCACTTGCAATTTGGGATAAAGATGAAGATATTGAGAAAAGATTTTTCTATAAACCTGATGTAAAACGTAAATATGAAACTCCTGATGAAACATATATCGTTTATTATTGGGATTGGCAACCTATGCCCTTTGACGAGGACAGCCTGAAAGACAAAAGACATGCTCTGATCTACTTTAGTGAAGACAACTATTTCGATTATGATATAGTTGACGAAGACAGCAGAGGTTGTGACGAGGAATTTTCATCATTGTTCGATTGGAAGTTGGCAATAACAACTCCATGGAGAAATGGGAAATGTATCAACGAGAAATTCATATAATATTGCACATACTTGACAATTATGATATAATTACTTAAAAAGGAGTAATAAATATGAAGATAGCGAATAAGATCAAACAAATACTTATAGATAAAGGTATGACACAGCGAGAATTAGCCGACATACACGGTGATCTGTACCAGACTTGGGCGAATAAAATGAACCGTAACACGATGAAATTTTCAGAAGTAGAAGAGATCATGGACGAACTTGATTGCGATATAATATTTGTTGACAGAAAGACGAAAAAGGTATATTAATATGATAGGAATAGTAGTATTATTGACAATGCCTATATGGTTGCCCATAGAACTAATCTTGATGAAGATTTATTACGGTGATTAGTGTTTACGCACTTTTCATAATAGGTTATATGGGAAAAAGCGAGCATTTCTGCCCGCTTTTTTCTTGCCTTATAGAAGTATCAACTTGTCTGTAAAAAAACGCTCTAATCGTCATTCTCGGCTTCGAAAACTCCCTTCAGGAATATATCACAGTATTCCTGCGGTGTCAGATTCAAAAAACGTGCGATTCTGATAGTGTCTTCATGTGATAGTCTTGATTGACTGATCTTTGCTTTTACAGTACCCGTATTCACTCCCAGGACTTTAGCTAATGGTGCTCCATAGTTTTCATACCCTTGTAGCATGAACGTGCCTTTCAACTTCCATGGATCAAACCATGGGGCAACATTGTCAGGATTTATTGGTCGCATTGAACACCTCTCTGAACTTCACTTTGTTTCCGTATTTATACAGAAACAATTTACGCTTTAACATATAGACTTGCGTCCTTGTTGCATCACTTTTACAGTCTTCAACAATGATCTCTCCGTCCTGTTCATACTGAAAATCTGCTACATACTCGATTTTCCGTTCCTTGTGTCCTTGATAAGTAAATCCCTCTTGTAGTAAAAACCTCGGTTGCAATTTGAGATTTGCGATCACTTTTGCCCTCTCCAAAAGCTTTAGGCTTGCATAGTGTTCCGCTTCAAACTTGCTATCGAAAGTGATACCGTCAATAGTAGTTTTCTCTGCACCATACTTTTGGGATTTTTTATTTTCAATGATCTTTAACTTCTGTTTTGCCTGCTCCTGGAGTTTAGGCGGTAAATCTTCTAATTGCAACCGTGGTCATACTCCTTTAATTGTTTTAATTTAGTTTCTACTCCCCTTGACAATCTTGTTATATCGTCAGGATTCTTTTCAGCTTCCTTGAGAATATTTACCACTTCATTCCAACAATCTACGAACCCCTCTTTATACGTCCCTTTCTTCATCTTTCTTCTCCTTATGCTCATTTACGATGTAATTTACGATGTCTGCAAGTATCAACGCTCCGAAGACCGCCATGACCCACCATGGTGCTTTGACCTTATACATCAGATATTCAATAGCACCCACGATATACAAAATTAGCATTATGCCCACCTATCATAATTATTATCATTACGCTGTGCTTTACGCTCCGCTGATTTAGCAAAAGCCTGTGCATCTTCTACCCTCTGTGCGACTATATCAGTTGTGTAGACTTTCTCGCCATTACGGTTTTCGTAACTTCCTGTTGCGATCTTTCCTGCAACTGTTACATAATGCCCTTTGCCTACATTCTGCGATACATTCTCGGCAGCACTTCCGAAACATACAACATTCGGATAGTCATATCCCAAAGGCTCTCCGTTCTTGCCTTTACCTCTGCCGACACAAAGAGTAAATCTCGCTGACCCCATACCATTTGTAGAAATCTTCGGTTCGTCCTGCACGAAACCACTAATAAATACGTTATTCATATATTCTCCTTCCAATAGTACCCTCTTTTGTGCGATGTCTGCACTTGTGGGTACGTTCTTTTTACAAGTTGCATATTATTATTTACAATGTTGAATGAAAGACCTATATCGGATGCTATGTCCCTGGTTGTGATAACATCACCGCCCTCTTTTCTTATTGCTTCTGCGATCATATTTATCCTTGCATCACGAATTTCTTTCAACTGTGATTCAGAGTATATGTTCGCATTGGTGGTTGCTCTCAAGTCAATCTTGTTAGGATTGGATTTGTTCCATGCCTTTGTAGCTTCTTCCTGCGTTTCAAACGGTATTATCGTTTCAGTGACCACGCTTATCTGTTTAGCTATCATCAATTCACAGCATGTACATTTAACGAACCAACCGCCTTTGTACGCAATGAAGACTGCATCGTTTCCGCATTTACAAAGATTCAATCCTCTTTTCCGCAACGCTTTAGCACCCTTGATGTCTATACCTCTTTTAATTTCTCCTTCGTTTACCATAATACAGAATATCCCTCGTTATTGTCAACGTGCTCTACCCCCAAAACAACGTGCTCTGTCGATTTTTATGCTTTGGGCGATAGATTATTCATCTTACAAATAAAATCGCTCTAATCGCTCGTTTTATATCTTTCGTACCAATGGCAATTCCTTATCTCGCATTTATGTAATCTAACAAGACCTTTATCAAGATAACCTCGGTGCTTTGGACAATGACAATATCCGCATGGATTGAACCTTTTGTGGTACTGTCTGTCTATAAAAGTCCTTGGATGCCAAAAGTCTATCGGCTTACCTCGTGCCATGGTTATCATAGAAGAGCACGATAAACGCTATGAAAACAACGAGCATAAACAGAACATTCAATTTAACCACCCCCTTTTACAGCTTTCCCACAGCATGGACAGAACTTAAAGCCTGCTGTCCTGACGCTTCTCTCTTTGTACTTGCAGAATTGGCAAGTAAATCTGTGCGTCTTTTTCTTCTTTCGATCACTCATTATTTCTCCTTTCTATCATCGCCCATCTTCGCCCGTCTTTGTCTTTCCATTCAGTCAAGCCATACTCTTCAAAAAATCCCCTCGGATATGCCTTGCCTATCTCGACTACATCAGCAGACGGTATGGTATCAATATTTGTTATTGCTGTCTGTAAATTGATTAAATCTAACATTTCGCTTACAGGACAATCCAGTATCGCTTTTTCTGCGTCCTCTCGCTTTATGTAGTTACTCATCGCTCTCACCGTCCTTTCGTTCGCCATAACTGCAATAGTCATCAGACTCAACATAATGGTCTACCTCGTTATATTCGTCACGTTCCGCAAGGCACTCACACTCTGCTTCGTCCCATTCTCTAAAGTCATTTAACTGATGCTTTAGTGTGTCCATGTCCCAATACTTGCAGTCCTTGCATCTGACTGCCTCAACTACATCAGCACTCGGTACGTCTTGTAGAACTATCATCCCTGCGGTATGCATACCATTCTCCCATTCCTCTGGCATCTCACTATTCTTAAAGCACTCCATGATTTCTCGGTATGCATCTTCTCTCTTTATGTAGTCACTCATTCTCTTGCTCCTTTCTCTTGCTCCTTTGTAATAGTGCAGTACCCAACATACACATAATGGTCTGATTCTATAACACTCACATGCTCGTCACACCATTTGAGAAATTGTTTAATCCTTTTCTTCTTCTGCCGTTTATTCATTTTCTTGCTCCTCTGCTACAATAGTCATCATCGTCTGTTCCACACCACACTTGCATCGGACAAACATCATGACGCTTTACACAGTCCTTGCATCTGACCAAAGACAATACGTCTGACACCTTCACATTCTCTAATGCCTTTCCGAAAGCCTTTAGTGGCTCGTCCGTAACCTCTTTTATACTCACGTTATTGAGCAACGAATCGCTCAATCCCTCAACTTTTACATATACATCACTCATTATCTTGCTCCTCTCCACCGTTCATTAACTTCCGTGTTTCTTCTGCCTCTTTGTATGACATAACATTAAGCCTCGGCTGGTCTGTCAGTAACGTGTCAAGTTCCTCATTTCTTTCTACTACCATCTCTCCAATCACCGCTTCCTTTAACTCCTTAAAGTCAACGAAATCATTTAACAAATAATCATCAACTATTGTGGAATAGATATTCCACTTGCCTTTATTCTCTACATAAAACCTCGGCATTGTTCTTGCTCCTTTACCAACACATATACAAACATTCCAATGGTATTTCTTCAGCCTGCTCGTAAATGCACTTCCTTAAACTCCTTAACGTTTCATATGCATCATCAATGTTTCCCCATCCGTTTGCTGGGCTATAGACTGTATACTTACCTCGTTTTGTCTCCAACTCCAGTATACCGTGGCTAATTTTGGGTAGCACTTCATCACATCTATAATACTTCCCTTGCTCATAGTCCCACTCCATGCACGCTCTGAACATATCTCCAAGATTATATGTCGGGTGTGCGTATTCGGGTTCTGCTATATCGGCATACTTGTCGCAACCCTCTACCTTTACTGCAACTCTTAAATCGTAACTCATTCTCTTGCTCCTTTCTGTCCATTTTTGCACCGCAGTTAGGGCAGTACTCGTAGGCATATTCTTCTCCTGTAACATGACTAACTGGCGCAAGGCAACCACATATAGAACATTCCTTATCATTATCCCAGTACCCGTGTCTTACAGGCTCAACATCATAGAGTGGCTTTATGCGTTCTTCAAACTCACCAAGAGTTATCTTGTTGTGTTCTATATCCCATGATGCTTTTTCATATATTTCTACTGCGTTCATGATCTTGCTACTCCTCCATGTATTTCGCCTGCATTATGTAGTCGATCCCAATCTTGCGTGCGTGGACTTCGTCTTCTGCCAGTACATCCACGCTCCAGTTGTCGTCTGTGAAATATCCAATCCGATGCGCATTGTGTTCCATCGCATTCTCGTATGAATACCCGCCACCGAGTTCTTTTGCTTCCACTCGTCCGTCCTTGTACATTATCACGCTGTACGCCTTCCGGCTCTCTATGTCGCCGAACAGGTCCGTATCGTACTCTTCCACATTGGGCACATAATAGTTGCTTCGAGCCACCCAGCAGTATGTCTCCGCCTTCTTCCTGTCGAGGGTCACTCCGACAATGTGATAGTCTGAGTAATCCCCTTCCGTGATCACGTATATTTTCATGTTCCTACTCCTCGCTTTCTATGACGGTCGGCATACGGTCTATTTCTTTCTTTATTTCGTCATAAGGTGCATATAGCGCACCACAATCATTTATGCCTTGTGAAAACATCAGATGCCTTTTCATATAATCCGCATCTATCAGTCTCCCGTGTGGCGGTATCTCTACAAGCGGACAGTCAGATGGTTTTCCCTTGCGTTCGTCTATATATGTATTGTAGAGATACCGCTGAACTATTTTCTTTGTAATAGGACACCTCCATTGTTCATCCCGATTAATCTGCTCTGGTAGTAGGTCACAATCACAGCACGATTTCGGCATCTTCGCCCCTTTAATCAATATACTCATGTTCTTGCTCCCTTAACATTTCTTTATTGTGTACTACTTTTGCTAAAAGCCTAAATACATTTGTGTCCCAGTCAAAACTTGCGCGTGTTTCATATCCAAAATGAATACCATTTAAGGCAAGCGCTACTTTTATTATTACAAAATCACCTTCATATTTTTTAGTGTAAAGCATCTTTTGAATAATGACTTTATCATGATTCACCGCCCACCACATTTTTATCTTATTCATGGTCTTGCTCCTTTACCTTTGATGGTCGGCATAAGCGTCCGCAGCACCAGACTCTTCCCAAGAGTCAACCCTGCATTTATCATAGTCATCCATCCATATACAAATTACAGGGTACACGCAATCGGGGTCATATTCTCTTATAGGCACATGCAATTCCGCTTTGATTCCATAACATCTTTCGTTTTCAAATTGTTTCAGACGTTCCTTGTTATTTGTCCATGATTGATAGTATATCTTCCCCGAATATGAACCCCTTATTCTTATCTGACTACAAGTTGCCATCTTAACCACTTCGCCAACTTCCATTGATCTTTGCTCCTTTCATAATTGCCCACGGGTAAGGATTTGCACCTTACATGATGCTCCCACAACCTCGTACACTTGCCCGACATTTCGGTACATGAACATCTACCCTCTGCGTCTACCTATTCCGCCACCGTGGATATTATTTGCCTCGCCCCCACCTGCTCAGCTCGGTACGGTCTCCGTACAACTCCCACTAACCAACTCTGACATGGTACGCTTTGTGCTTGCACAATTAACCTTCGGCTATGCGTGTCAGGTCGGGTCGCCCTAATTACTTAAATGTCTTTCCACTCCATTACTTCATTATCGTCATACCATTTCTTGGTTTCTGCATCTTTCCAACGGTTCACGTTTCGGACGTACTTGTTGACATCTTTTATGAAGAATCCTATATGCCAACCGTCCTTTGTCTTGAACCGTATTCTCTTCGTTGACGGTGGTCTACCTTCTCCGTTTGTCAATCATATCTCTCCTTTCAGTACCACTCCTGTGTATGCAACTTGGTCATCATCTCTAAAGAAGTTCGGTTTGCCCTTCCACTCAAAACCCGTATGAGTAGAATATATTAACTCTGCCAGACGCCACTCATTAATAGCTCTCACTATTCTCCTTGTTTTGCGGTATGCATGGAAAGCACCATTCGCCTGATAGATAAACACTCCGTAAGTAGGCACTTCTCTAAGCGGTCTCGTTTCGAGCGTCACCGTCTTATTGTCGGAGAAATACTCTTTGTTGTTGTAGGCAAAGTCTTTATCCGTCATTCCGACTGCTCGTATGATCGTTCTGATATTTTCTGCTGAGATCATCTCGCTCTCCTATACATTGATCTAATTCAAATAAGTCCTCGTTGATAAGTTCTCTGCACTCGTCTATCTCGTCTTCGATGCCCTTTGGGTCAACAATGGTATCAAGTTCTCCTGTTTCGGTGATATAACCATTCTTGATTTTCCGAAATTCAAGTTCCGCAAACTTGCTGATAAGAGCATTTATCTCATGCGATAGATGTGCTATCCTCTCGTTAATCTCCATTTTCTTTTCTCTCCCACTTGATTTCCTCGCCCTCTGCGACATCTTCAAATGCCTTGAATGTATTTTCACTCATGACTACTGTTCCTAAATCACCTTTGACAACTATGCCATCAGGTGGTGGAACTAATTTGTCAATGTCAAAGTCTATATATTCATTCATCCTTTTCACCTTCCTCTTCAGGTGGATTTAACGGTACTCGGTATTCGATCTCTGCTCCGCAATTATTGCAGTGGCACATATGAACTATGCCCTCGCCTTCATATCCGAAGTCTTCAAAGTCGAAATCTGCATCCCAACTTACGCTATAACTCAAGCAGTGAAAACATTGATACATCTACTCATCTCCTTTACTGCGTTGCTATCCTTCGTTCTCTACAGTCGAAGTTACGTTTCAACGCTCTCATTTCGCCTTTCCAATAAGGCTTTATAAAGACCACTCTTCCGTCCTTGTAGTGTCTCCAATGCCCTATCACATACCATGCAAGGCAATGGCGATGATACTCCTTAAAAGCATTTTTGAGTCTGTTGTCATCCACAATATGCCTTTTGATATAACGAACTACTCTCTGACGTTTTCTTGTCTCAGTGTTCTCTCTTGTATATCGCTTTACGATCTTACCGTCTGCTATCACGTCTTTGATTTGTGGATGTAACAAAGCAAGCTGTATTCCATGCCATATTCTCATGAACTCATAGAATGGCTCATGGTTATCTACTACTCCTTGCGTGTTTCCGTCCTTATCAAACGATTCGAGTGATATATCCGTCCTTTCTTTGCCTTTAGTCACACCTATGATTACGAATGATTTATCACCGTATTCCTGCATTGCTCCAACAACTGCGATTCTGCCATCAGGGACTTCATTAAGGTTTTCTAACGCTTCATCGAATATACAAACTCTGACGGTCATCCCATTTTCGGTTGATAACTCAACATCTTTTAGGGGAATAGTGTTTGCCCAAATCACATCCGAAACCTTATCCAAATCATTGCCAACAAATTTTTGCCTAAAAGTATTTATTTGTGTTACTGATTCACGATTTAAGATAATTTCATCACTTGGATGATGTTCTTTAAGTCTCTGTGCCGTGTAATATCCGTTTTCCATTCATCTCACTCGCTTTCCGTTCCACTTCTTCAAGCTGCTCAGGAGTCAAACTCGCTTCAAGTTCTTGCATTTCCTTTTTGTGATCTAACTCCATCTGACGCTCGGCTTCTTCCTGCATCCTGCGACCCTTTTCCACCCTTGGGTCGCCACCGATATTTGTACATGCATCTGCTATCCATGGTATCTGTGGGAACGTCTTATACTGCCTATCATCCGTTGATGCAAAGTTCATAACAGCAGTTTTCAAACCACCCTCTCCGAGCCTTACAAACTCGTCTTTAAGACTTGTTGCCCAAAGCTTTGCGAGTGCGGTTTCATCACCCTCGAACTTATAGCCTACGGATTCAAGCCAACCGATACACTCTCGCATCTTGCTGATTATGAACTTCTGCCCTGAATCCGTCTTTAAGGCAAGATCACGTTCCTTTAAGTCTTGGATAGCTTTTTCAAGTTCGGTGTCAGATAGTCTTGCTAAATTATTCATCTTTCACCTTTTTATCTTTTAAGAGTTCGTTTACAAGCTCTCCTGCACCACGAATTTCTGCTATGCTATTTCTCATTTCCACTTCTGAATCACACGTCTCGTCAATTCCTAAAAGAATCACGTCCGTAACGGTGTCACAAAAGCTTTTGTAAATATCATCTTCGTTAATGAACATTACCTAAATCTCCTTTCTATTTCTGCGTATTCATCAGGTGTCATGCCATCTACTATCTCTCTCATGTCGGATAGAGTCTTGTCTCTCGCACTGCCTTTGTTGTCATAATTCCCCTCAAGGACTTTCAGCAGGTTGTCTTCCGACTGCATCATCCATGCAAGGTTGCACCACTTTCTCTTGCTCTTACCATCTCTACCTGTACAGAAGTCAGATGCTTCTGCTTTCTGAAACGCAAGTCTCAATTCATCTATCGAGTGATCTTTTAGCCTTGCCTTGATATGCGTTTCTCTTGTAGGAGATAACTTGATACACTTCGGCAGAGAAGGACATTCCTCGTTATACATATCGACAATTACCTGACAGTCGCTTTTCTTATATACCGTAGGTATATTCTTTTTATATTCTTTTACTTCCTTTACTTCTTTGAATGTGTACCGTCTGTTGTCCGTCTGTTGTCCGTCTGTTGTTTCATCAGTTGTATCATCGGTTGTCTGTCCGAGTTGGTATTTGTTGTAATTTTCAATGGTTATAGTTGTACCGTTCGGTGTGCTTTCTGTTGTACACATTTTTTCGTTCTCAAGGTTTTTTAGAAATCTTATTGTTTTTCCTCTACTCCAACCCCACCTTTTTGAAAGCCATAGCACCGACCTACCAACCTGTCCACGGTGCAACATTTGCAGCTGACCTTTGTTATAAACTTTCTCGTCTTTCCATTCGGCAAGCATCAGCAAGTCTATCCAAGCCTGTCCTATTGCAAACGGTTTATCACTCCACAAGAAGTTGTCTTGTATCGAACGTGCAAGCACTATCGCATTGTTCATTTTTGTCTTCATCCGCTTGCCACCATCCTCTTCACTTCGTCAGGAGTCAAAGTATCAATATCCAATTCCTTGGCTTCTGATATGACCCCATCTATCAGCTTTGCCATTTCCTTTGTGTCATACTCATGTGACGGTTTCATTGTTGCAAACCATGCGTATTTGACACCCTTGCGGTCTTCCATATGACCTGTTGGTTTAAGATGCAAAGTTTCAAGTCCTCTGTAATCCATATCTGCTTTGTAAAGGCAGAAGAGGATATTCCCCTCACCATCTTTCTGATATTGACCGTACCGAGCAAGCATATCGTTATGAATCTCATTTTTGTCTGCACCGAGAACATCTGCGATCTTACCCTCAAGAACTCGGAGATATGAATTAGCGTTCAAACTTCGTTTCTGACGGTGTTTATCGGCTTTGATGTCTATTTCTTCACCGACTAACTTATTGAGGTTCTCAGCCAATTTCAGTGCGTCCTGAAGAGTGCCTAAAGTCAGATGAATCTGCAAAGTGTCTAAATCTACATTGTCAGCTTCAAAGTTTTTTAGTATCATGGCTACCCCTTCAATAACGCTTCTACTACAGTTGCAACATTCTTATCCTCGGCAGGTGAAAACTCTTCCGCTCTTTTGAGCCAATCTTTGATCGCTTCCACCGTTACCGTCTTTGTTCCTGCGAGTTCCATCGCTCTCTGATAATCCCCCATATCCAAAGCAATGACCTTTCTCACGAAGTTCTCTTCTGATTGATAAAATGGGCAATCAACCATACCTCTCTTATCTGCTAATGCTTTACAGTAGTCACCGCTTTCATCGACTATATAACGAAAGCAGTCCACTCTATTGCATTTCATCTTTTTCATTTGACCCACCTCATAAATAATTCTTTCTAAACAGTTCAATAAATTCCTCGTGTGAATGTTCCTCTTCAAACAAGGCTTGTGCTTCTTTTTTAAGCAATTCTTCCATGTTAGAATCTGCGTGTACTCTTGCATGGCAGCGAGGGCAAAGCCTGACCCACATTCCTGTCGCCTTGCTTATCTGTCTGCTTGAACCGCCAAACACCTCATGCCTTGCCAAGTCACCGCCTATCTGACAGATGAAACAATCATCACTCGGCAGTAATGATTCACTATATCCATTACTGTCTAATTTCTCGCCCCAGGGATTTCGACTATGAGTCTTCTGTTTTGCCCATTGACGTAATTCGGACATAGGCACTCTTCCCTTTTTGGGTTCTTTCATGCAAGTATTCGGAATACAAATCCTCGTGATCTTTTCTAAATCCTTTTTCATCGAACTTCATGACCTTCTTATCTTCACCTTTAGCTACGAATGTTATCTTTGTACCATTAGGCATTGTCCATGATTTGATGTTATGCTCTGCCATCTTTTCGCATAGCTCTTTTTTCAAATCGTCATATTGCGATATAATGTCCTTTGCCCATGCGAGTTCGCTTTCAAGAGCCAAGGCTTTCTGTGCTATCGGTACGAGTGCTGACCTTGACGGTAAATCAGAGTCTTCCGCATACGGAGTTTCTTTCAGATAAAGATAATCGACCCTGAACTTTCCTACCGCTTCAAGTATTTCTTTCATCAGAAGTTCATAGTCATCCATGCCGATAAAGAATATCTGCAATCTGTTCTTGTCAAAGTTCATATCCAAGTCTTTTGGTCTTTCATAGACCGCAAGTACACCCTCGTCATATCCGAATGACCACATACCGTACAAAAGCTGTACAAGGTATTTCTTATAGCCAACTATCGTGCCATGAATCTGACCTGTTGTCTTGACTTCCAAGACCGCACATTGATCGTGGTCACAACCATCTGCGTGATAACGTGTCGGCAATACTTCTGAATCACTCAATGTTATCTTGTCTTCGATGAAGTCATAACCGAGCGAGTTTACATAGTCCCTTATCTTGCCTTCCATTTCATTGCCATACTCGGTATATACAGACCCCTCGAAATCATTTTCTTTGACTTCTGCCTTGTAGCAGAGCAAGTCATACCGAGTGGTAAATGGCGAGATTCCCATAACGGCAGGTATATCCGAGCCACCCAAAAATTTCTCTCTGTCTTTTGTTACTGTGTCTTGCATGATTCACTCCTTAAAACGGTACATCCTCGTCAATGGCTGCGAACTCATCCGCTATGCTCGTCTGCTCATCAGGCGGTGTGGTGAGTTCCTTATATGCTCTTTT